ATCGAAAAAATAGAACAGGTTCATGCAAATCTGCTCCAAATCTAATATCTAATCTCTAATGAAATTGTATGTATTATATTGACCAATAATGTAGTAGCTTTATTTAACTCCTTTTTGGTTCTCCCATTACGTAAATGCAGTGTATATAAATGTAATTTATCTATTTACACCCTTCAACCTCTTTGACTGTATAAATCTTTTCTTCAATTTTCATTTTGGAAAGGATACTGTAAATTTCTTGCCATTTTGAAATGATTTTTTTCCTCGTGATGTTTTTTGTTTAACATCCTGTTCAATTCTTAACACTATATTTTGCATATTCCTCTACTGAAATAGTATATATCATAATAACTTGAAGTATTTTTTACTACTTTCAAGCAATTTTTAAGCAAATGTTTGATATTGCAAAAACCTATTCTTAAAGTACAATATGTTGATCAAGAACCTTTTCAAATCGTTATCCCAAAACTCCTCAAACACAAGGGTCTGTGTGGCATCTGCTCATATCCATCTGATATGATGGTCTTCTTGGAATAAGGTCTTGATTTTTTTGAAAAAAAAGTGAAAATTTCAGGTTCTCTTCATCAACAATGAATGTATCGCATCCGTATCTGTTGTTAAGGTTCATAAAAATGCTTGTGAAATAACAAACTTCCAAATGGGTTATTTTGTATATATGAATTGTGTTCTTTTGATACAAACTCAAATCTGTCCAAATTTTTGTCAGACCACCAGTCATAGTGTATGTTGTATATGAATAGAATATAAAATTCAATATTTTAAGTATAAAAATAATTTACGCTACCAGACAGTCTCGATCTGCCGACATCAAGGTTAACAGCCTTGCGCTCTGCCAACTGAGCTATGGTAGCCAGGGATGTTTCCATCCCATACATATATACTATGTTATGCTTATATACTTTTATGTATAATATGCCATGCTACCCCAATGTTTGCAACACATCTTTGTATATAGATAGATTTTACCTCCAACTTCTCTCCATCTTTCGCAGAACCAATAGTCTTCAGATAAATAAACAATAATATTGCGTTCTTCTACCCGCTTCAGACCAACATCAAAGAATCTGAAGAACTTCTTATTTTCATTATCAGTGTCGTTGTCTTTTGTGGGAACATATACATGTTGTTATAATAATCTTACAGAAGCGTATATGTACTCGTGTTCTAATTGCGCTTTGATTTTTTACTGATACGACACATAGCAAAACACAATTATGTATTGTTTGCTTCCCTGCATCTGACATACTTTGTGTACACAGGACTCATAATAGGATTATTCACTTCAATAACTCTATAGTGCACATGTTTATCTATGGTATATTTATTAACATTATATCTATCAGGACAATGGAAGTGTAATAGTGCTCTTTTGTTTTCTACAATTGCAACACCACTATTGCTGTAATCACCGTAAGCAATATATGGGTTTGCTGCAATTGTATCATTGCCACTATCTGTAGCTGCCCAATACACAACTTTGCTACCGTTGGGTGCGTCAACGCGAATAATAGCTTCGTTGCTTGCATCTTTGGGAGAGCCTTCAATGAATACACTTGGTGGCATAGCTGCATATCCAAGGAATGGTAAATAAGTGTTTCGGTTGACACCAATGTATAATACTGCCAATAACACCATAATACAAATTACCTTAATTATAATAGAGCTTTTTGGTGTTAATATCAAATTGAGAGAATAAAATAAACTAAATAGTAAAATTAAAATCATGCATACAATGTGCATCCATAGAAGGACCATAATAATCTATTATATGTTCATATAATTTTACTCAACCTTTGGATGATTGTAAAACCTCTTGCCTATATATTCCATGGTTATGATAATCTTTCATAGGGTGAAACAAATTGTCCTTGTTTTGTTTGAAATCATCTATATTCCAATCATTTTTGTAAATAAGTGTTGACATTTGGGATGGACATTCTACTTTCAAATCTGCTTTCATGGCAATAGTATTGAAAGAAAATTCAAGAAAGGGAATAAATTTAATTTGTTGCGCAACTGAATTTATTGCACACAACATGCTCTTAGACATTCTGCATGCACATACCATTGAACAATATGCAGGGAAGCCAAATAGGTAAATGGCAAAATCCCAAAACCATTCATGATTTTCCACTTCATGTTGTTTACTAGGGCTGTTAGAAGATGATAATAAGTCAGAATCGGGAAATTTGGCATCAATATTGATAAGAGTATCATCTGACAATATCAGTACATCGTCTTCGATAAACCATACATGATCATAAGAAGAGTTTATGTATATGAAATAGAAAATTGCTTTATCCCATGCAGATACCTTTTTTGTAGAATGATTTCTTATATTATCGTAATTTATTTCTAACGTACAGCAAATGTTGTGTTTTCTGCATTCTTCTGCATTTATTTTTACAAAATGAATTTTATCAGAGTTATTGATATGATAACTGTCATCATCTATAAAAATATAAATAGGTATATTGTATTTATCAAATAAATGTTCTGCAAATGTAATCAGTGGTTGATTAGGCGTCTTAGTCAAAAATGCGTAAGCATTTACCATATTGTAATCAGATTGATTAATGTTTATATAATTTGAATGAATATATTATTACTTGTTCTGCATATTTTGGATATTTTGTAGTTCATTTTGGATGTTCGTGAAAATTTGATAAAGTTTTCTGATTTCAGCCAAATTTGATGTGTTTTGAGCAGCAAAAGCAGTTGCACTTGAAACAATACCATGTGTTTGTTGTATATATTTACCAGTGTTAATTGCCTGGTTTTGAATATTTTGTCTTGCATCATTGGCTTGATTAGCTATTTTTTGTAAATAAGTCTTCCATCTTTCAGTAAACCCGCCCTTTTGATGTGAATTAGTAGCGAGAAGTTTTATTATAAGTTCTGCACCTCCTCTATCTAAAATATCTATGTATATAAATTTGTCTTGTTTAAATGTGAAAAGTTCATCAATGTGTCCTACCAATTTTGCATAAAATGATAGGTTACTAATACTCCCTTCGGGAGCAAACATCAACAAATCATATGCAATTTTGTATGCAATTTTAGATACAATGACATCATTATAAAGATAGTTTATTTGTGAAAGTGTAAGTAATAATCTAACAAAATTAGTAAATTTTTTATTTAGAAAATTTATTATAGATTCTGTAAACATGTTTATTAAGTCATCATTATAACTACCAAAAACATCATCAATATTATTAGTTAGCTTATATGTTGATATCCTTGATGTTGACATATAAAGAAGTTTCTGTATTTCACTGCCTCCATGTATTTTATTTATTATAGTCAATATGTTGGAAATGTCTGTACAATTATATGTCAATAAATTAACTAATAATGTATTTGCAGGATTTACAATCCATTCTGTAATATTTTGTTCTATGAATATCTGTATACTTCCATTATTTTGCAAATGCCCAATTATACGTTGTAATGATGAGTGTCTGTTTATAGCTAAGAATATTCTTTTTATAAGGTTATTTGGAAGCAAAGTATTCATATTCATGAATATCAATATTTTTTTGAAGTATAATTTGAAAAAAACTTGTGAATTTCCTCCGTATTTCTTACCAATTTTGCGTTTTTTTGACTGAATAGGCATTTATTCTAATATACATTCTGAAAAATAAAAAACAGGCATATTTTCACAGAAAGTCCTCAACACTTATTTTTTTTCACCGCCGCCGCCACAACCGCCGCATTTTAATGAATTTTTATGTATAGGATATAAAGAAATATCATTACTGAAATGGTAAGCATGTATGAATGTCAACATTGTCGGTATTCAACAGAACGAAAGGATATGTTTAGGCGTCATCAAAATAGTAAGAAACATGTGCAAAATCTTGCTCAAAAATCAGACCATGAATCAATAAATTTGGAAAAGGCTTCCGAAAATGTTGTCTCAATTTCCGAAAATGTTGTCTCAATTTCCGAAAATGTTGTCTCTAATTCCGAAAATGTTGTCTCTAATTCCGAAAATGTTGTCTCAATTTCCGAAAATGTCGCACAGTATCAAAATACACATTATACTTGTAAAAAATGCAATAAAAATTATAAGAAAAAAGAATGCTTCTTAATGCATCAAACAAAATGTACAGGTGTTGATTCTCTTACATGTGAAATATGCATGCAAACGTTTGCAGATAGACATACCAAATCTAAGCATCGTAAAAGAAAAAGTTGCAAGCCTGTATCTATATTTGAAGCTGAAAATGTGAAAAGTATTATCAATAACAATCAATCGTATAATAATGTTTCTAATAGCCTCAATACAAACAATATCAACAATACAAGCAATACAAATATTACCAACATTTATGTACATGACTATGGTAAAGAACGAATTGACTACTTGTTAGATTATGACTACTTTTTTGATATCATCCAACGTCCAAATAACAACATCTTGGTTAAGTATTTGAAATGCAAGAATTTTAACCCTTTATTTCCTGAAAACCATAGTATCAAGTATGAGAATAGATGTTTCAAGTTGAAAGAAAACAATAGTTGGAATTTGATAAATCCTAAAGCATTGAAAGATAGGTTGTACAACAATTGTGGTTCAGAAGTGTTAAACGCTTTTATTGAAAACAAAAATAAGATACAATGTCAAATCAAAGACCCTGAACACTTCAGTTTATTACAGAAAAAAACTGATTTCTTTACACTACAAATTACAGGTGAAGACAAAGAAATCAAAAACTCTATGTTAGATATTGTTAAAGATAATTGATTATGGATTCTAAAAAGAATGCATATTTTCACAGAAAGTCCTCAACACTTATTTTTTTTCACCGCCGCCGCCACAACCGCCGCAATTTTTGTGTTATTTTATGTATAGGATATAAAGAAATATCATTACTGAAATGGTAAGCATGTATGAATGTCAACATTGTCGGTATTCAACGGGGCGAAAGGACACTTATGCCCGTCATCAAAATAGTAAGAAACATCTGCGTAATTTCTTTCAAACATCAGACCATGCATTAGAAAATCTTGGAAAAGAGCCAGAAAATGTCAGCCCAAATCAAGAAAATGTCAGCCCAAATCAAGAAAATGTCAGCCCAAAACCAGAAAATGTCAGCCCAAATCAAGAAAATGTCAGCCCAAATCAAGAAAATGTCAGCCGGGTAGAAAACACGTGTGTTTATGAATGTAAAAAATGCAATAAAGCTTACAAGACAAAAGAATTTTTGCTAAATCACGAAACAATCTGTTCGGGTATAGATTCGCTAACGTGTGATATATGTATGAAGACATTTGCTCATAGACAATCAAAGTTAAAGCACTGTAAAAGAAAAAGTTGCAAGCCTGTATCTATCTTTGAAGCTGAAAATGTGAAAAGTATTATCAATAACAATCAATCATACAATATTGTGAATAATATTACAAATAGTAATATCAATAATACAAACCATATTACCAATATTTATGTACATGACTATGGTAAAGAACGAATTGACTACTTGTTAGATTATGACTACTTTTTTGATATCATCCAACGTCCAAATAACAACATCTTGGTTAAGTATTTGAAATGCAAGAATTTTAACCCTTTATTTCCTGAAAACCATAGTATCAAGTATGAGAATAGATGTTTCAAGTTGAAAGAAAACAATAAATGGAATTTGATAAATCCCAAAGCATTGAAAGATAGATTGTATAACAATTGTGGTTCAGAAGTGTTAAACGCTTTTATTGAAAACAAAAAGAAGATAGAAGGTCAAATAAAAGACCCTGAACACTTCAGCTTATTACAGAAAAAGACTGACTTTTTTACACTACAAATTACAGGTGAAGACAAAGAAATCAAAAACTCTATGTTAGATGTGGTCAAAGACACTAAGTAAGTATAAGAAATTCACACTATACAATTATATGATTTATATATCTTTTGATATTGGTATTAAGAACCTCGCATTGTGTATACTTCGTCATGAGAATGATACATTAAGTATTATTGATTGGCGTATCATCACACTTGCAGATTCTAAAAAACAAATTAAAGGCGTTGACAAAATATCTGAAGTTTTATATTATGAGCTTGACAATATTATTGGAACATTGCAAGGTATAAATGAGAACTTGATACATTCTGTGATTATCGAAAACCAGCCATCCAATCTAAATGGAATCATGAAGACCATACAGATGCTTATATACTCGTATTTTAATTTACTCAAGCATTGGGATAAAACAGTATCAGAAGTTGTGTTGATAAATGCTGTGCATAAACTACAAAACCATTCATATGTTCCTCAATCAAAACAAGAACCCCATCAGTCAAATGTCTCAAAACGTGATAAATATAAATTGAATAAAGCTGATAGTATTGAAATATGTAGGAATTACTGCAAAGATGACACATTTTTGACTACATATTTTAATGCTCATAAAAAGAAGGATGATCTTGCAGATACTTGTATTCAGACTATATCATACTTACGAAAGCAAGGATATAATATAGAATATGTTTCACTTGATGTTCGTGCCTTAATCAGTCTTGAATAGACTTTGCAAATATTCAACAGACTGTTTATCAAAAACACTAATTTTTTGGTCAATGATGGTATTTGTCAGCGTTTTCCAAAATACATCATTTAAGTATTTTTTATTAACAGCATTTATCCTCTTATGTTTTTTGTATAACCATTTATGTTTTTGTTCCAGAATTTTGCCATCAGTGGGTTTGATATCATGATCACAATACTTGCAAAGTTTATTAGAAGCAACTAATTGCTTGATAATGTTATATATTTCCATAATTTTCATATATTCTTTTTTAATCTTATCCCATACACTTGCATATAATATATAGTCATATGTTGGGCATAACAAGAAGTTGGTATGATAATCAATAAATGTTTGATTATTGTCTATAACTAATAAACTACTATGTTTCTTCATTTTTGGCAATATCTTTTTGACTGATTTCCTGTATTGACCAAAACTGTCTACAATACAGTCATCACGAGTAAAGATAGGTCTATTGAACTTAAAACCGTGTGTTTTTTCAATTAATGAAATCTCCTTATGTGCCCAATTTTTCTCAGATGCAGTGAAAACATAGAACATACAGTTGGGAAAGCATTTTTTCATGCCTACAATGAAATATCGAAAAAAAGGTCGCATTAATTTGGAATTAGGTCTATAACAGTCAAGAAGAAGCTTATCAGCTTTGCATTTGACATTATTCTTTTTCAGTGCACATTCAATATTATATATTATAGTCTGATAAGCACAATCTCCTATGATAGTTCCATCTAAGTCTAATATAAACGCTATAGGTTCATTGCTTATGCTCATCTAATAACACAATCAGAAAAAAATGCCTTACAAGAATCCTTTGAGTTCATCGACACAACTTCATAATAATAGAAAAAATGAATTGTGTCCATAGACATATCATGCATCAATATGGATACTGAAAGATATAACAGAATTGAATTGCTTGCACTTGTAAAAGCATACAACAAAACACATGATGATAAAATAAAGAATGTAGATAAACTGAAAAAAGATGAAATTATAGAAATATGTCAAAAATATGCTTTATTAAGTACAGAAAACACAGGACAAAATGTGCACATAGACCTGCGTAATATTTGCAAAAAAGACTTGATACGAGATGTGGAAATATTTTTCATGAAACAAAATAGGCATGTTCCTCAGGATGTAGCACAATTGAAAAAACAAGATTTGATAGATTATATGCAATTGAATGGTATTACTCATTATACACCTGAGTTGATTGAACATGAAGTCAAATCAATACAACATGACAACTTTCTTAAGCATATAATAACCTATAATATTATACGTTATGACAATGTTGACGTTATGAATCTAGACAATGACAATTTGCAAAACTATATTGATAAAAACAGTTTGGACACAAGCATAGACCAATTACAAGCGTATGCAACACTTCTGTGTAATTTACATACAGCATATGAAACATTTTGTAAGACTACAAGAACAGAGTATGTGAGAGACAAAATAAAAACTATACCAAAAATGTTGGACAACATAAAACATTTGTGTTAAATTTCATAGATATGCAAAAAAAAATGATTATAAATATGTTATATTTTTGACACGCAATATGACTTTTGCAAAAGAGATTCAATCCAAAATGGAACAATGCAAGAGACTTGGGTATGAGAGACTAAAAAGCATAGGTCTTGTACAAAACGGTACCATCTTTGGTGGGTTTGTTCGCGATGAGTATATAGCAGAATATTACACAGAAAAGTATAAAAACAAGTATAGTAATGAAAACAAATTGAGGTATTGGGATGCACAGCATTCACCCGAGACAAGCGCAAGATTACTTATTCCCAAAGACATGGACATCAGTTTCAAAACTTTGCAAGAAGCAAATGAATTCATTGCAGCAATCAAGCAAGTTCCCGAATTTGACTATATCAGTGTAGTGCACGACACAAATCCAAACAGCGCATATAATTGTAGTATTAAGAATTCTATTGCAAGCATCAGACACGTCAATATCAATATGTATTATGGGCGTCAACCTTTCCTGAATAGTGGATATACCATATCCATGCATATAGATGTTGTTGTCCCTATCAATAGTAATCTTGAGCCACCTTTTAGCAGCCTTGATATGTTGTGTAATGGATTTATCATGACAAAGGAAGGAGGAAAGCGATTTTCCAGACATACTGGGACTATCATAGACATGTATTCAGACTATGAGCGGGCTGTAGTTGCTCCACAAATAATACGAGACCTGTGTCATTTCAAGACATACATCTGTATGACTAGTAATACAGAAAAAGAAACTATCAACATATCAGCCTTTAATAGGGTAAAAAAGATGATGTGCAAAAAAGTGCCTTGGGAAATGCTCAACATGCCTTACAAAAACGAAGTATACAAATGTTCAGATTCAGATACAACAGAAGAATGTTGTATATGTAGTTGTGAAATAGAGAATAATGCCAAAGTTGCATACACCACAATCACGAAAGAAGACATGACAACAGTGAATACTGGCAAGCTGCATGAAGTATGTATGATGAGATACATGGAATATCAAGTAATCAATATCAGAGAATTCATAAGAGACAATCCTGGTAAGGTATTATGTTTCAAATGTCCTTCCCGTAATTCAATAACATTCACGCGATGCAAATTGGACATCCAGTTTGCATATAAAACAGAGTTGTAAACGAGCATCATAAACAAAAACTCAAAAAATAAAAATCCAATTTTTTTGGACATTATTGAAGTAAGAATATAAGGGTAATAATAATAGCATAAGTTATGGATATTAGGTATGGAACAATAAATATGAGCATTGATGTACTTGAGTTAGTAAAAAAAAATGATATGCATATACCATCAGAAGATAGCAATAGAGCAATTTTATTTGGTGATCCTGATCCAGGAGTTCTGAAAAGTATTTTTATAAATGGTGTAGAATATGATGAAACACATGATATTTTTATTAGAAATAATGATGTATATACAAAAAATATAATTGATTATGATAAACAAGTAAAACATATTCATTCTAAAATCAAATTTGAATTTGGATCTATGTTGGAAGAATTCCCAGAGCAAGTAATGTCTGTAAAATATTTAAAAGGGCACGAGAAGGTGTTAGAACTTGGAGGAAATATAGGGAGAAACAGTATGATTATTGCACATATTCTCAATCAACAGAATAATAGTAATTTTGTATCTCTTGAATGTTGTACTATTGATAGTCAAAGACTTGAGTATAATCGCAACTTGAATGGATTCAGATTTTATGTAGTAAATGCTGCATTATCCAGCAGAAGATTGATACAAAATGGATTTGAGACAATACCTTCAGATGTTGATGTTGCAGGATGTTGTAGAATCAATACTATAACATGGCAAGAACTGAAAGACAAGTATAAGATTGATTTTGATACACTTGTACTGGATTGCGAAGGAGCTTTTTATTACATTCTAATAGATACTCCTCAAATTCTTGATAATATAAAAATGATTATAATGGAAAATGATTATTTTAGAGTACCAGAACACAAATCATTTATACAAAATATGTTGAAAGAAAAAGGATTCAGAGTAGACTATCAAAAAGCATTGACAGATCATCCAACATTCAAGACTATTGAAGATTTTTATGAAGTATGGTTAAGATAAATACACAATTCTCTATATCCACCTACAAACTCATTACCATTAAATATAACAGGGACAGAAACATGGTCTTGTGGTTTATATAGCCATATACCAGTTGTTTTATCAATATTTGATATATCACAATATTCATATATTTGGTGTTTCAAATCTAATAATTCTTTAGCGGCTGTACAGAATGCACATGTATCTCTTCCAATGACAGTGAACATTATCTAATCATTATACATATAATAATCTGACAGGAAATACAACATATAAAACCATATATTATCCATGACACTTAAGTCTCTTGCCATAACAAGTTCTATCAAGTCTGAATTATTTTTTACAAAGATATTTGCCATTATACTTTGATCTTTGCCTGCAAACAAATCAGCTTGCATAAATTCTGCAAGCATTGCATAATATTCTTTTGTCCATTTCGGAATCATTTCTTTGCTACACAATATCATACCTCCGCCAATTCTGTCTTTGAATCTGAATGTTTCTGAAGGGACTTTTGCAGAAAATTCATCCGGTATGAAATTATTGATAAGCATAACATAAACTTTGTCTTTTTTTAAGGTTTGTAGCCTTTTGGATGATGGAAATGATTGCAACAACTTAATGTATTCAGGGTTTCTCACCATTCCTATATCAATCCATGCATAGAATTCAGTATTAAAATTGTTCCTTTCAAATGCTTTTTGCATGAACATTGTTTTCTCATTCCATATGATATAAAGATTTTGGTTATGATAAGCCTTTTCATGGTCTCTGTTCAGATCCTTTGTCCAGTAGTCATAGTATTGATAACAATACAAACTTTCAAGATTTTCGACATAGATTTTTGTTTTATCTTGGAATGATTTACGATAATTAGCAAGATAATTAGCTGTATTTTCTGAATCAGTAAACAATACCATATATGCATCTGTATTTTCCAAAAAATTCTTTATCCATATGTCATAATTTGCATTTGATGCTTTTTTCTTTGGAAAATCATAAAATGCTGATATAAGAGTACACGATGGATTCATATAATGTGATATAACAATAAATTCTTAAATATTTGTATATAAGAAGAATTAAAATTATTGTAAACAGATATGACAATTACTGAAAAAAATATTATTATTAAGAAGAATATTCGTGATGTTTTTGAAATATTATATGAAAATAATACCAGTATTTTTAGTGAACATATGCAACTTATAGAATGGCATAAAAGTGAATGGGAAATCAAAAAAACATTGAGACAGAGGAAGGAGAGAATTTATATTTATCTTCCAAGTATTCCAGATGAAGTTGTAAAATATTTATCAGAAAATGACAAATATTTGATGATAGAGGCTAAAAACAAATTTATTGTAGATACATCTGACTCTCAAAAAATCAAGACCAAAATCAAAATTTTGAATATGAATCCTTTCTTCAAAACACTGATAAATGATTTACACATGGTCAGTATAAAAAATACAATTGTATTACAACAGATAGAAGATAATGCAACAAATGTAAAAATAAAAATTAAGGTGGTTGTAAATATACCTAAAACAAAAAAAATCAATGAATTTATTTCAACATTAATGAATAGTTTGCTATATTCTACTGTGCAATCACTTGGCTAATGTTTCCTTATGTTCCTTCCAACGAGATGCAGCCAGGCTCATAAGCTGTTTATTATCAACATTAGTATTTGAATTTTTAATTCTTTGAATTTCTTCTTTGATGAAAATGTTATATGGACTCGGTGGTTTCTTTTCACCACCTGTAAGTTTCTTTTTTGTCTTACATTCTTTAAATGCTTCAGTTAGCAGTTTCTTAAGTTCATCAAGTGTGTAGTTATCTTTTGTGTTGTCAACTTTGCTACTAAACAATTCCATAATCTTGGTGGTCATGTGGTTTGAATATATTATTTAAGATGTTTTTATATACTTTTATATCTCTGCATCAGAGTTGCAAATAAAAAATGGCATAAAAAAAATAAATATTTGTAATAGAGTCAAGGCTAACATGTCTTATTTTTCAGCACAGAATATACCATTTGGTGTGAAAGCATCAAATTTGGCATCTGTTGCCAATTTTTCTTCAACTTTAGAAGATTCATATATTCTGATTATTGCAAATAATTGTAATGAAGCAGTACAAAATGAAAATCAATATGATACAGTTTATAATAGTTTTGACAATGCTGCATTATTTGGTGTTAATTTGATAAATCAAACTGCAACACGACAAGAAGCATACATTGGTATCAAGCGTAATGATATTGCACATAAAATAGCAAAATTCAACAGTGATTCAATTAACTTAGATGTAAATACAATTATCAATGGCAATATGCTTCCTTCTATAAATAGTAATTATGATTTAGGTTCTTTTGATAGTAAATGGAAAAATTTATACCTTTCTGAAAGTATATCTGCAAATGATGTGTATGCAAATTTTTATGGTGATGGAAATAATATTGTGAATCTGAATCTTGCACCGTATTCTACATCAGAACTTAGCGAAGGTTCTAACTTGTATTTTACAGATGACAGATTTTATAGCAATGTTGCATCTTTAACACTTGATTACATAGCGAATGGTACAAGTAATCAATTCATAGTAAATAATGAATACCCGTCTAATCTTGTTGTCAATGGTATGTTGACCGTGGATTCTATTTATATAAAAAGTTTCACAAATCTTGAAGAATATGGTAATATTAGTATATCTTATAATGTTGATGTAGAATCTACATCAGTAGTACCTGAGGGAAATAATCTGTATTTCACATATGAACGTGTAAAAAAAGTTATAGACTCATCCAACTCAATGTTAAGTACGTCTGTAATCAATGAGGGTTCAAACTTGTATTATACACCTAGTAAAGTTGGTGTTATAGTAGAAGCATCTAATCTCAATGTCTCTAATTATGTTATAGATACAGCAGCGTCTTTGAGAGTAAATACAGCAAATGCTATTAATAACTTATCATTTTTGCTTAGTAGGGACATATCAAGTACTTCCAACACTATTTCAAACAGAATTACCAATCTCAATGCTGACATGATTGCAGATGGTACATCACATCGTTTCATTATTAACAATAATTATCAAGATGATATGTTTGTTCATGGAACATTGACTGCAAACAATTTGAATATAATAGGTACTACTACAACCATCAACACAGCATCCTATACAACTGAAAATCTTCAAATAGTGTCAAGAGCAGTAGATGGTCCGGCACTCTTGATATCACAATCTGGAGATGGGGCAAACAATATATTAACAGCAGAATACAATGACACTGAGCTCATGGTTATTAAGAGTAGTGGAAATATAGGCATTGGTGTATCTGACCCAACTACCAAACTACAGGTAGATGGAACTGTATCAGCATCCTTCTTTGCAGGTGATGGTAGCACATTGACAAATGTTAATCTAAATGACAGAACAACAACATTATTAACAGAAGGAGAAAATCTGTACTACACAGCTCAGCGTGTAGGTGTCATAGTGTCATCATCTAATGTTGAAACATCCAATTACATCAATAACACATCCAATGAACTGGCTAATACAATTCAGACCACTTCCAACATCATCAGTGAACGTATAACAAGTTTGAATACTGTTTTAGGTGATTCAATATCCAACTACATCCATAATACATCCAATGAGCTTGCTAATACGCTACAGACTACATGCAACATTATCAGCAATAGAATAACAAACCTCGACGCTGACATGATTGCAGACGGTACTTCGCATCGTTTCATTATCAACAATAATTATGAAGCTGATATGTTTGTTCATGGAACACTGTCTGCAAACAATTTGAATATAATAGGTACTACAACAACCATCAACACAGCATCCTACACAACAGAGAACCTTCAGATCATGTCTGCAGCTGTAGATGGTCCTGCACTCTTGATATCACAATATGGAGATGGAACAAACAATGTATTGACTGCTGAGTATAATGACACTGAACTAATGGTTATTAAAAGCAGTGGAAATATAGGCATTGGTGTATCTGACCCAACTACCAAACTACACGTAGATGGAACTATAACTGCATCCTTTATTGCAGGTGATGGTAGCACTTTGACAAATGTTAATCTAAATGACAGAACAACAACATTATTAGCAGAAGGAGAAAATCTGTACTACACAGCTCAGCGTGTAGGGGTTATAGTATCATCATCCAATGTTGAAACATCAAATTATATCAACAATACATCAAACGAATTAGCTAATACTATTCAGACCACATCCAATATTATCAGTGAACGTATAACAAGTTTGAATACTGTTTCTGGAGATTCAACATCCAACTACATCAATAATACATCCAATGAGCTTGCCAATACAATTCAGACCACATCTAACATCATAAGTGAACGTATAACAAGTTTGAATACTGTTTCAGGAGATTCAACATCCAACTACATCAATAATACATCCAATGAACTGGCAAATACTATTCAGACCACATCTAACATCATAAGTGAACGTATAACAAGTTTGAATACAGTTTCAGGAGATTCAACATCCAACTACATCAATAATACATCCAATGAACTGGCTAATACCATACAATCTACATCTAACATCATAAGTGAACGTATAACAAGTTTGAATACTGTTTCAGGAGATTCAACATCCAATTATATCAATAACACATCCAATGAATTAGCTAATACTATTCAGACCACATCTAACATCATAAGTGAACGTATAACAAGTTTGAATACTGTTTCAGGAGATTCAACATCCAATTATATCAATAACACATCCAATGAATTAGCTAATACTATTCAGACCACATCTAACATCATAAGTGAACGTATAACAAGTTTGAATACTGTTTCAGGAGATTCAACATCCAACTACATCAATAACACATCCAATGAATTAGCTAATACCATACAATCTACATCTAACATCATAAGTGAACGTATAACAAGTTTGAATACTGTATCAGGAGATTCAACATCCAATTACATCAATAACACATCCAATGAGCTTGCCAATACCATACAGACCACATCCAATATTATCAGTGAACGTATAACAAGTTTGAATACTGTTTCAGGAGATTCAACATCCAATTACATTAATAACACATCCAATGAGCTTGCCAATACCATACAGACCACATCCAATATTATCAGTGAACGTATAACAAGTTTGAATACTGTTTCAGGAGATTCAACATCCAATTACATCAACAACACATCCAATGAGCTTGCCAATACCATACAGACCACGTCAAACATCATAAGTCATAGAATTACCAACCTCAATGCTGACATGATTGCAGACGGTACTTCACATCGTTTCATTATCAACAATAATTATCACGATGATATATTTGTTCATGGAACGCTGTCTGCAAACAATTTGAATATACTAGGTACTACAACAACCATCAATACAGCATCCTATACAACTGAAAATCTTCAAATAGTGTCAATAGCAGTTGATGGTCCTGCTCTCTTGATATCACAAACTGGAGATGGAACAAATAATGTATTGACTGCTGAGTATAATGATGATGAGCTCATGGTTATTAAGAGTAGTGGAAACGTAGGCATTGGTGTATCTGACCCAACTACAAAACTACAGATAGATGGCACTGTAACAGCATCCTTATTTGCAGGCGATGGTAGCACTTTAACAAATGTTAATCTAAATGACAGAACAACGACATTATTAACAGAAGGAACTAATTTGTACTATACAGCTGCTAGGGTAGGGGTTATAGTGTTATCATCTAATGTTGAAACATCCAACTACATCAATAATACATCCAATGAACTGGCAAATACAATTCAAGACACATCTAACATCATAAGCGAACGTATAACAAGTTTGAATACTGTTTCTGGAGATTCAACATCCAACTACATCAATAATACATCAAATGAGCTTGCCAATACAATTCAAGACACATCTAACATCATAAGCGAACGTATAACAAGTTTGAATACTGTTTCTGGAGATTCAACATCCAACTACATCAATAATACATCAAATGAGCTCGCCAATACAATTCAAGACACATCTAACATCATAAGCGAACGTATAACAAGTTTGAATACTGTTTCTGGAGATTCAACATCCAACTACATCAATAATACATCCAATGAACTGGCAAATACAATTCAAGACACATCTAACATCATAAGCGAACGTATAACAAGTTTGAATACTGTTTCTGGAGATTCAACATCCAACTACATCAATAATACATCCAATGAGCTCGCCAATACAATTCAAGACACATCTAACATCATAAGCGAACGTATAACAAGTTTGAATACTGTTTCTGGAGATTCAACATCCAACTACATCAATAATACATCCAATGAGCTTGCCAATACAATTCAAGCCACGTCTAACATCATAAGCGAACGTATAACAAGTTTGAATACAGTTTCAGGAGATTCAACATCCAACTACATCAATAACACATCCAATGAACTGGCTAATACAATTCAAGCCACATCTAACATCATAAGCGAACGTATAACAAGTTTGAATACAGTTTCAGGAGATTCAACATCCAACTACATCAATAACACATCCAATGAACTGGCAAATACAATTCAAGCCACATCCAATATTATCAGTGAATGTATCACTAATACAGAGTTATCTATATCAAACTATATCAATAACACATCCAATGAACTGGCAAATACAATTCAAGCCACATCAAACACAATTAGTCATAGAATATCCAACCTCAATGCTGATATGATTGCAGATGGGAACTTACATAAATTTATAATAAATGATACATATGATGCAAATTTACAGGTAAATGGAACATTAACAGTATCAAATTTAAATATTATAGGAACATCAACTATCATAAATACAAGCACATATACTACAGAAAATTTGTTGATATCAACTGATGGAACAGATGGTCCAGCATTAGCTATTGATGTAAATGGTATAACAGACAGTATATTAATAACATCAAATGATATAACTACATTCATTATCAATGAGCAAAATAATGTTGGAATAGGAGTATCAACGCCTTCTGAAAAACTTGAAATATCAGGGTCAGTCAAGGCAGATTATTTTAAAGGCAATGGTATATATTTACATAATGTTAATCTTAGTGATAAAAGCACTTCAGAACTTGTAGAAGGTTCTAATCTTTATTATACTAATGAGCGTGTTTCATTATTAATTGATAGTAGCAATATAGGGTTATCAAATGATATTATTGGGTTCATAAATAATCTCAATTTCAGTGCAAACACTTCAAATCAGCTTGTAGACTATATTCGCACAAAACAAAATATCATAAATGGCGCAGCTTCTAGTATAACAAATTATAATTTGATATCAAATAGAGTTGTTGTATCAAGTTTAACAGGTAAAATAACAGAAAGTAGCATAACAACAACAGAATTAGGTTATTTAGTAGGTACATCAAATCTTATTCAAAAGCAAATTGATGATATAATACTGAGAAATACAGATGATATATTAGAAGGAATAACTAATAAATATATAATAGATAATATTTATGATAGTGATTTACATGTCAAAGGTTCTTTATATGCATCAAATCTTTATATTTTAGGAAATGCTACTACTATCAATACAACAACATATGAAACAGAAAATTTGTATATCAATAATACAAATGCAGATGGTCCATCATTAATATTATCCCAAAAAACTGATATGTATGATGTTATGCAAGTTTATAATTTGGATGTACCTGCATTTATTATAGCAAATGATAATAATGTTGGTATTGGAATTTCAGAACCAACAGAAGCATTGCATGTGGTAGGAACTGTAAAAGCTGATGGGTTTTTTGGCAGTGGAATACATTTATATGATGTCAATATAAATGATAAGAGCACATCAGAACTACTTGAAGGTTCAAATCTATATTATACACATGAAAGAGTTGCAGTTCAAATTTATAATAGTAATATAGATTTTTCAAATATTTTGATTAATGATATCCAACAATTATTACAATCTACGTCAAACAATATTATTCAATATATTCCAAATGCTATATCAGAATCATCAAATATTTTATTAAGTTATATGAAATACTTACATTTGGATGCAATAACTAACACATTATATTATAGTTCGTTGACATCAAATGCTTTAATAGATTATGTATTAAACACTTCAAATAATATTATACAATATGTGAATGAACTTGATGCCACAATAAGTTATGTTGCCAATACATCTAATGATATTATGAATAATGTTTCAAGTACTTCCAATAGCATTATTAATCAGTTGCAAAATATGAATGCTGACCAAATTACAAATGGAAATATGCATAAATTTATTGTAAATGATACAATAGACACACTGTTTGTAGATGGAACATTAACTACATCTAATCTGCATGTAATTGGAACAACAACAATTATCAATACTACAACATATCAATCAGAAAATATATACATATCAACCGATAAACAAGATGGACCTGCGATGAATATTGATATACTTGGGTCCAATATTACTGATATTATTAATATTTCTTCAAATAATAGTACCATATTTTCAATTGATTATTTGGGTAATATTCATGCAAATGGTAAGTACTTATATGATGTGAATTTACATGACAAAACTACATCAGAATTGAAAGAAGGAAGTAATCTCTATTTTACATACGATAGAGTATCTGATGTTGTTGATGCATCAAATTACATATTAAGTGAGTATATCAACACAAAGCAAACTATTATAACAGGCGCAGCATCTAGTATAGCAACATACAACCTTTTACAAAATAGGGTGTTAATATCAAGTATAACTGGAAAAGTAGATAACAGTTCTATAACCACAAATGAATTATTATATTTAACAGGTGCTTCAAATAATATTCAGCAACAAATTGATGATATTCTATCAAATCCAGTCACAAACGCAGACCAATTGTATGATGGAAATAATAATAGATATATAATAAATGATATATATGATACAGATTTGACAGTTCTAGGAACTCTTACTGCAAGCAACCTGAATATTATAGGAACTACAACAAATATAAATACTGTTTCTTATAAGACTGAAAATGTGCAAATCATTACATCTGCACAAGATGGACCAGCTCTTCTCATTTCACAAACAGGTGATGGTTTGAACAACCTGTTAACAGCTACATTCAACAATAATGATGTCATGGTTGTCACAAGTAGTGGAAATGTAGGAATTGGTATAACTGACCCGGAACAGAAATTGGTAATTGATGGTATTGTGAAAGCTACACTCTATCAAGGAGATGGTAGCAATTTATACAACATCAATCTAAGTGACAGAACTACATCATTATTAGAAGAAGGTAGCAATTTGTACTACACTACTGAGCGTGTAGGGGTTATAGTATCTGCTTCTAATGTTGCTGTATCCAACTACATCAATAACACATCCAACGAGCTTGTCAATACAATACAGTCCACATCCAACATTATTAGTTTTCGTATTACTGAAACATCCAACTACATCAATAACACATCCAACGAGCTTGTCAATACAATACAGTCCACATCCAACATTCTCAGTCATAGAATTACAAATCTGAGTGCTGATATGATTGCTGATGGTATATCACATCGTTTCATTGTAAACAATGAATATGATACTGACATGTTTATACATGGAACATTATCTGCCAGAAACTTGAATATAATAGGTACTACCACAACCATCAACACAGCATCTTATACATCTGAGAATCTGCATATAGTAACTACAGCAGTAGATGGTCCTGCACTCTTGATATCACAAACTGGAGATGGAATAAACAATTTATTGACTGCTGAATATAATGACACCGAGCTAATGGTTATTAATAGTACTGGAAACATGATAATATATGGCAGTGTAAATGCTTCACAGTTTGTAGGAGAAGGCAACAAATTATACAATGTAAATTTGAATGATCGTAATACAACTATGTTGACAGAGGGAAGTAATTTATATTATACTACAGAACGTGTAAGTGAAATTGTCAATGCGTCAAATACTGATATCACAGCCTATATAAATTATACCGATTTGAATCTTTCCAATTACATTCACAATACTTCCATTGCATTGAATGAAATTGATATGGGGCTAACAGATTATATCTTCAATACATCAAATGTTCTCATAGAGAAAATTTTAAATTTGAATACAGATATAATAAAACAAGGAGTAAGTAATCTATACATAACTAATGATATATACAATAATGATCTTACTATTAATGGAGGTATTAGTGTAGAATATCTTATCATAGATGGTATCATGTTTTCTGCTTCAAGTAATTCTATACAATCACATAGTATTCTTCGAAATACAGATATATTGCCAGAAGGCACAAGCAATAAATACATAATAAATAATATATATAATGATGATCTTGCTGTGCACGGAACCCTGACAGTTGATAATATTATAGTACATAATAATATTTCTGTTATTAACAATTCTATATATAATTCAGAATGTCTAAATATAGCCAATTATACAGACAACCCATCTATAAATATTTTACAAATAGGGGAAGGAGACATATTTCAAATATATGATAACTATGCACCGGTATTCGTCATGAATAATAAAGGTTATTTTGGAAATGTATTGCAACCAAATTATAATATAGACATAACAGGTATCATCAATGCTACATACTTTCGCGGTAGTGGTATACTTATGTCAAACATCAATCTAAGTGATAAAAGTACATCAGAGCTATCAGAAGGTTCTAATATGTATTTTACAGAACAAAGGGTATATGATATACTATATGGAAGCAATTATATAGCATCCAACCAATTCATTCCTTATCTTGCAAATATATATTCAAATGTAATTGATAGTCTTGATAATGCACTTGAAACAATTGCATGTATAAACTTAGATAGAGTCGTACAAGGGTCTAACAATAAATACATAGTTAATAATATATATAATGACTCATTATTGATAAATGGAACATTAACTGTAAAAAATATACATATTATTGATATTGAGTCTGATTATTATTCTGAAATTTATCATTCAAATTTGTACAATCCTTCTTGTTCTGGGTCAAACCACTTGAATGAAAGACAATTGAATGTATCCAATATTGTTCTAGGTATACTGGATAACTATGATATCCTGAGTACATCAGTCAATGCAGGAAGTACTTCAGAATTAGCAGAAGGATCTAATTTATATTTTACAGAATCACGAGTTTTAGATATAATTGCACCAATACAATCAAGTATAACATCTATTTACAGCAACTTAGATGATTTATCTGATGAGCTTTATTGCATTAATTTGGATAATGTAATACAGGGTTCTAATAATAAATACATAGTCAATAATATATACAATGATTCTCTTTTAATAAATGGAATACTTACTGTCAGAAATATTAATATCATTGATGTGGATGAGCAAATTTATTCAGACAAGTATAATGCCAATTTATACCAACCTGTGAAAACTATAAATGGTAATTCGTTAGTTTCATCTCTAAATGTCTCAAATATAGTATCTGGAATGATGACTGAATATGATGAATTATATGATAACTTATCTTATGCTTTGACAACAGAAACCATATTATTGTCAAATAAAATAAGCAGCGCAGGTCAAAAAATCATTAGTACATCTAATATACAAGCTAACGAAATTAACTGGTTAAAAAAAGAAATCAATATATTATCATCTAATCTAAATATAGCAATTGAAAGAATCCATACACTAGAAACAAAAACGACCTAAATGGTCTTCATTTACTTTTTGCTGGATTTAGGCTTTTTGGATTTAGGTTTAGCAGATGTAGGCTTTTTGGATTTAGACGCAGCTGAAGTCTGCTTCCACATACTCGCAATCATTTTCATAATTTGAGGGGCTTTCATATCAGGATGTTTTTTCTTGAGGTCAGGAAATGTCTTCTTGACAAAACGAGTGTAAGGTGTCAATTTTCGTTTTCCACCTGCTTGGTTAGCACATGAATTGCATCCTCCGACTTCTCTCATCATTGATTCACCAGCATCATTATATCCCATAATATTAGTGGACATTCAAATATTATATATTCCTATTTAAATAGAATATAAAAATTTAGGGAAAATGCAGTATATTCATTTGTTCCTGGTATTTTTAATCTTTTTATCATGTATTGGTATTATTGTTTACCTTGATAAAAATAAAAAAAAAATACATAATTCTGAAAAATGTGATGTTCATTCATGTAAATCTATTGATCCTGTAAGTGATCCCAAATACAATATGCAGCAAATAGTCAAACAATCCATTCTTTTAGAGGAACATTTAGCAAACAAAAACAAGAGATGCAGAGATTGTATAACAAAACATTTTTTGCATATTATAGGACTTGCAGAAGAAGCACAAATGTTAGCTACAAATAAAATAGATAAGTATCCTCTTATAAATGATTGTGTTGATTTATATAACAAATTATTCCAATACTGGTTAAAAAATAATGATGCAAATACAGAAGCAGTTGTATTAGAGTGTTGTGATGAACTACGAAATATGCGCAAGAAACTAATTGCTAAATATTTTTTTGATGACAAATAACATATGGAAATGGTGTATTGTTATGTTGTTCAATCACTTTGTTGATATCTTTAATAGCAACTTCATGTGCAATTAAATGGTCAGGATGTATATCAGAACCCATTTCAAGATAAGGAACACAATAGGGTACAGTAGTTGCATATGTTTTGACAGTTTTATAAAGCAAAACATCTGCAACTATCTGATGAGGCGAAGATGAAAAATCATACTTTTGTGTATGCTTGTCATAAAACATGTCAACAAGTATTTGAGCACCTGATCTGGATATAAGATACATACCAGTTGAAGGCAGTAGATATTGCCAAGGGATGTATTTCATACCAGTGAGCTTAAAATAATCATATAAGTGTAATACAGTTTGACCATATAAAATCATCATTTGTAAAATCTGCGTGTCAGTAGGAATATTTTTTAACATATTTTCATAATCAATGACAAAAGGCATATGTATATCATCCTCCATGATTATAAAATAATCATTGTCTGATTTAAGCCCTTCCTGTATTGCTTTTATATGACTGCATAGACAAGCAAATTCAAATTCACAGGTAACACATCCTGGATATTTGCATGTTAATGGTCGTTTTTGTTCAAGAACATCATTAAAATCAGCTGGAGTTATTGCAGAAATTCGTTGATTCAATAGTCCTAACTTATCAAATTGTTCTGACATGAAATTTTTACGTTTCTCATTTTTGTCTATATTAATCCAATAATGCTTCATTTGAATATAATATAATTTAATTTTTATATGTAATATAAATGAATATCTTTTGTATTTTAGCGAACAAAAAACAACACAATATTGAAGAGTTTGCTTCACAATATGAGGTGAGTTTAACAGTATTTACAATTGCTATGGTAATTAGTATTTTTTGTATTTATTTATCTTGGACATGTAATACAATTATGCAAACAGATACTTTCCTGAAAATAATATATGCATTTTTTGCATGGTTCTTTGGTATATTTTACTTAGTATTCTACTTTTTTAACAATTATCTAGGCAACGGGTGTTCAAAAGTGTAATAGGTATAAGATTATTGAAGCATATTGCATATAGAAAATGGCAATACACATGTATTTACAAGCAGGTCTCGGAAACCAGTTATTTATGATATTTGCATTGATATCATATGCATTTGACCATAATGTAAAATACAAAATTATGTCTCATTATGACAAAACTATGAATGGTACAAAAACATATTGGAATAATTTACTTGCAGAATTTAAAAATGAAGTATGTGAGGATAATACACAAATGAAAGAGTACTGTGAACCACAATTTGCATATAATCAGATACCACATGAATTAACATTGAATGACAATATACTTTTGAAAGGTTTTTTTCAAAGTTATAAATATTTTGAACACAATTATGATAAACTTGTTGAAATGATGAAACTCAGAGAGAAAATACAATTAGTTAAAGAAGAATATAAAGACCTATTTCAAAGAAAAACAATAGCTCTACATTTTAGAATTGGAGACTATTTAGGTTTACAAAATTATCATTGCATAAAAGGTCCAGATTATTATGCACATGCTATAAGATTTTTAGAAAATGATTTGAAGAATAGAGGAGAGGATATTGGAGAATATGATATCCTTTATTTTTCACAACCACAAGATGAGCAATACATAAATGAATATATGAAAGTGTTGCTAAATTTATATGACTCGTCATCAAAATACAATTTTGTGAAAGTACCATATGAGATAGATGATTGGAAGCAAATGCTATTGATGTCTTTGTGTCAACATTTTATCATAGCAAATAGTACATTTTCATGGTTTGGAGCATACTTTTCAGAAAGCACAAACAAAATTGTATATTATCCATGTGTATGGTTTGGACCAGCATTACACCATCAACATGATATAAAAGAGCTATGTCCGTCATCATGGAAGCATATCAAATAAAATATATTTGTAAAAATTTTACAATTTACAAACAAAAAAATGACAATCTCTATTACAACAGATTATATATGAAAGATGAGCTTTTCTGAAGTGTTAGATGAAGTATTTGATAAAATGTGTACAAAGTATGGTACATACAATGATATTATTAAACAAAAAGAACAATTAAAATATGTATATGATAATGAAAGTAAGTGGAGAAGTGAAGAAATACTAAAAGCTATTAAACCTAAACAATGGTATATTGATAATCAAGGTATTGTAATACGTGTCGCATGAATATGTATAAGAAATAATTATATTCATAATATATATGAACATTGTTAACATTATAAAGTATGTATTAATTGGATTATGTGTACAAAGTATTACTGAAGTTACACCAATGTATGCATATGATAAATTTCAGAATAGAGATATACGTGTTGATATAAGTGATACTCGTCCTTACTATACATCAGATATCTTTCATTCAATTGAGTATTCTTGCAAAAATACAAACAATAAAAAATTAAAACTGAGAACATTTTATTTGAATACTACCAAATCTCTCCCTAACATAAGCTTATGAATAGCTCACATTATAATATTTGAGTGCTTCAAGTGAAACATTATTTTCTGCATCTTTTTTTGTGGGTCCTTTCGCAGTTGCTATTACTGTATTGTGTTTATCTTTGACACAATAAGTGAATATCTTGCTGTTGTCTCTTGTTATGATATTAATTTCAAAGAATTTAGGTTGGTCCTGTAAATGATGTTGCATATATGATACAAGCATGTCTTTGTAATTTGTGCGAGATATAATAAGTTCACTGATATCCAAATAGTTTTCTATGATATGTATAATCCATTTTTGTACAATGTAAAACCCATTTCCAGCATATGCAACAGATATGGGGATATCTACTTTATCATTTTGAAAATCTAAGTACATAGCACCTATAAATGCTTCAAATATATCTTCCATGATTTTATAATTGTTCCTCCCATTAGCATCCTCGACTTGTTTGGAAATAATAGCAAATTTGGGAAACCCTATTTTTTCAGACAAGAATCCCAACATTTTGCCATTTACAAGTTTAGTTCTTAGTTTTGATAAAAATCCTTCACTTTGGTCAGGAAATCGCTCATACAAATAACCAGCTACAATCATTCCCAGTAAGGAATCCCCCAAGAATTCAAGACGTTCATATGACATTTCTTGGAGTGGTAGACAGTCGTCTGGACATTTTGCATTACCTGTGTTAAAATCAGCATTTTTCATAGTACAATATGATTTGTGCACGAAAGCATTACGATAAGTATTAATATTATGAAATACAATATCCTTCAAACCATTATTGTGAAATAACTGTTTTAATTCATCCTCTGAAAGTAAAATATTCTTGTTATTAAACGGCATTTCATCTGTATTAAGTTCTTTTGTTTTGTTGTGAATATTAGCTAGCTTATTCATGTTTGAATACAATAATATTTAATACAATATATCATTTTTTTATATTCTAAGTATAGAAAATGGTTGATACAAATTCTATGAAACATGATATACATAATATCATTACTCAAGGTGGCATCGGACGTATTGTGAAAAAAGATAAGAAAGATAAGAAAGATAAGAAAGATAAGAAAGATAAGAAAGATAAGAAAGATAAGAAAGATAAGAAAGATAAGAAAGACAATAAAAAAACTACAAAAAGTAAGACTTCTGACAAAAAACATAGAGAACCAATTGGATATGTTTGGCGTATTTCCAATGACAATGGAGAGATAAAGCGTGAAATGCATCCAATCTATAGTTCTAATGTAATCAATAAAGAATTGCACAAAATGCAGAAAAACATGAATAGGCTCATGAAAGGCTTTGAGCCTTTGAAAATATAATCTTTTTTTCTACAATCTTCATATAAGGAGATTTGCAAATAGCTTATTAAATCATGATATCAAGTGAGTTTCCGCCCTCAATTGTTGAAATCAATTCTTTAGGTATAGGTTTATTAAATACAAGTAATATTGAAACATTAGACTTGACTGATGACGAATTTTTGGTGGTTGGAGAGCGTAATAGTACAGGTGAAGATAATTTGGATAAGATTTATAATATGCTTGTTAACCGTGATGGTGTTGCGATTAATACAAGTAGAAGACAAATAAATGCATTATATGACATGTCTGTTCAAAATGCAGGTTTATATGTTGATGATAACATCGTATGCACAGGCAACATCATTACCAATGGTTTGGAATTTAATAACATCAAGTTTGATAGTGTTGATTCAAATGTTTTAGAAAGTGTTCTCAAAGGGCTTTCTGCAATAGACCCTTTGTTCAGTAAAGGTAATGAATTCAAAAAGTTTCTTTTGGATGGGAAATCATCTATTCCAGTTGACAATATATTCACAACATCATATATCACACTTGGTGGTATTGCACAAACACAGAGTAATGCACATCCTTTAAATATAACTGCCACAGCCAACAACAATGTTAATAATATGCATATTGTAATTAAGAATTTGGCTACAGCAGAAAATAAAGAATCAGCCAAAGTACGTATTGGTAATATTGGAAATGTAAGAGATTCTCCTGCAATCATAACGACTACTTGTAATATGCCTATGCATTTTCATGTTAGCACAAATACAGCCACATTGAATAGGTTATATGCTAAGCAAGATGGGTATCCTGATTTTGCCAGATATCCTAATGACTTACCTGCCTTATGTCTTGATAAAAATAAGAATGTGGGCATAGGTACAACTGAATCAGAAATTATAGAGTATTCAAAGTATGTCAAAGTAAATGACTTATTAACAATTCCATCAACAATTTCTGAATATGCTAAAATCAAGGTAAAAGGAAGTGCTCATATTGATAATATCATAACTTATGATTATTTTACTAAGTCTGACCTGCATTTAGATGATATATATGTAAGAAAGCTTGGGCGCAATTTCACAGCAGATCAAATTGTACCTGGTGAGTTTTTGCAAGGAAATTTTGTATTCAATTCAAATCTGTATATAGGACATACAGGTGATAATTATACTCTTGAAGTCAACAATGAACTTATCGTCAATGGAAAATTGCAAGTTTCAAATTTAGCATATTTGAATAATCTTGAAGTTAACAATGCTATATTCAATGAGGAAACAATTTTTGACAAAAATATACAAATCAATAATGATGTCATACTTGGTGGTGACATACATGTAAATGAAGGAGATTTATTTATAGGAGATGTAAAATTAAATCTATCATCTTTACATCCAATCATGGTTTCAATAGATGTAGCAAATGCATCTAACATAGATGGAAGTAATGTACTCATATTTGCAACAAATGATGTTATCAGTTATTCTGCAGGGTCCAATTTCATGATTCCTGGCAGATTAGGAGTTGGTTTACTACCATCAGATGAATACAATGAGAAAATGAATATCATTAAAAGAAATCCAAAGCAGTTTGAGCTTTTACTACAAGATTCATCTCAAGAAAACACTAAAACACATGTACCGCAAGTATATATGGGTCATCTTGATGGTCTGGATGAAATCAATTCTACTGAAGACAATAGTTTCATTATTAATACTAACAGACTTACACAAGAACTACACAACATATATTTCTATCCTGGTGTGGATTTGGTAAGGCGAAATGTAAACAAAGATACGCCTACATTGACTATTCATCAGAACAATTCTGTTGGTATTAACACATCTGACCCAAAATATGCACTGGATGTAAATGGTGAGGTTTTGTGTAAAGATATTTATGTAACCAGAAATAATGAAGCAAGTAAGACAACATTTTTCATAAAAAAAAGAGACAACACAGCTGCATATAGTGATGTATCAAAAGATCTATATTATCTGTATGATGAAACAGGTGTTAATAAATTTTGCATAAATTTTGTGCAAAAACAAGATATATCTCTACAAGGACTTAATGTAAAAGGAGGAATCCATGCTGTATCAGGTGGATATTACGAAAATAATACTGCTTTGGCTACAATGAAGATGATGAATGCTAATAAAACTATGGCGTATACAAACCAACATTTAACAATAGGATGGCAATCAGGAGATACAAATATAGGTGATAAACCATTGAATATTCGTAACTTATCAGAAAATGAGTATAATGATAGTATAATTAGAGTGTACCGTGGAAATAAAGTAGGCGGTGCAACAAATAGTGCTATATTTTCAGGTATAGATATATGTGATTATGACCCTGAATATCAAATTGATGTAAACAAAAACAAGTGGTTCATGTATAAGAATCATATATTTGAGGATGGCAACAATGTAGGTCCTTTGCAATTTGGTTATACAAATAACAGTATACATCCAACCCATTATGGTATGACAATGTATTTCAATAAAGAATTATCCAAATATTATGTAGACATTAACAATCCTAATCAACCAAATAACAATGTTAGAAATCGAAACAGTGCTTTAGCAGTGTATGGGGACCTGGAAGTTCATGGAAATATTAATATTAAAGGAACTGCATACAATTATAAGAAAAATGATGCGATTATGTCATTAAGCGATATTCAAAATATTGTCAATGGTGGTAGCAGTGGAAATGGTAGCAGTGGAAGTGATAGCAGAGGAAATGGTAGCAGTGATATAGCCATTAATGATGTGGTAATAACTGGGAACAAGGTTGCTATCATGTCTGAAAAAACATTAGCTGTAGGACAAATTGACAACGCATTCATAAATTATCTAAGCAATTTAGGAAGTCCTTCTGCTGAACCATATAATGTTCCATTGACAGTATATCAAAAACATGCAGATAGCATTGTTGCAAGATTTGTAGAAAATGAAAACATAATACTTGACAAAAATAGTGCAGCAATAGAAATAGGAGTATTCAATACAACTGTAAATAATTATTCAGGTGTCAAGAAAAATACTGTTCAAATGAAAGTTTCAAACTATTCTGCAACCAATGTTGATTCCGATAACAATAGACAAAGAAAATCAGTATTTGATGTTTCCATGTACAACAGCAAAACCCAGAATCAGGACAATGTTATGAGTATATATCATGATTGTTTTAGTAGTTATGTGAATATTGGTATGAAGAATAACCCCCATCAGCAACAAACTGGTACAATTAATATCCAAGAGTTGGCAAATGTTGCATTACATGTTCAAAATCATTCAAAATATCTTTTACAACTTACTAACAATTCACAAACTCCAGCAATCAATTTACATAGGGCTTATGCAGGAACTGGTAAATTCTGGATTGTAGAAGGACCAAATACCTCTGATAATTTTGGAATTAAATATGCTGAACAATCTGATACATTTATTCCAGATGAAACACATACTAAAAATATCATGACATTAACCAAAACAGGTCGCTTAGGGTTAAATATAGATACACCTACATACACATTAGATGTCATCGGAGAAACTGATAGACCTGTTATGAATATAGCAAATATGTATACTGATATCTCATTTACAGATGATTATAGTGCCATTGAAGTTATGAATAGTAATTTAAAATATGACAGAATACTTGAATATACTAAAAACGTAGATGATTCTGGCTTTATATACAATTACAAATCATCTGATAGAACATATTACTCTGGAATTAATTATTCAATGAGCAATATTTACTTTCCAAATGTGGATATTTACAATGAAGTTATTCCAGATGAATTCATTAATCATTCAAATTTCATCAAAACAAGCAATATAGAATTTGTGCATACATATGAAGTATCATCTCTTCATGATATTCAAATAACATCAAATAACATATATATTCGTCCCGAATACGGTGATTATACCGTAGCTGTTCCAATATTGGCAAATAAAATCTTAAAAGTTTCTTTGAATACCGATATATCAATTTTACCTGATATATTTCCACTTTCTGCTGACGCAAGCATGCAGATAAAAACCTCTGATATTGTGCAAAAGAATGCTACAATAAGTACAAGTGTAGAATTCCAGGAACCTAATCAGGCTACATATGGTCTTACACGATTTGCTTATGAATACAATCATGTCTACGATGTACTTAAATCTACTACTGATAGATATGCTTTCAATCTCATTCAAAATGGATACAATCTTGTGCAAAAACCTTCAGCTGCTACAAATAACAAAATATTATATACATCCAATACATTTGAAACATATTTAGGAAATGACGGTATATTAGGTAATTATGATTCTATGTATTTACATGTAAATACTAATACTGTAATGGAACAAACAATTAACTTCTATAAATATGATAATTATATAATAACTTCCAATCTATTTATTTACAATAGTGATGATGAATATGAGCTCAATATTTTGGCAAATATCAAAAAATACTACAACTATTATAGTGAAATATCTGGTCCATCAACAATAGTGAAGTCAGTTCCATCAAATGTATATACTTATGATGTAAGTGGACCAAATAATAATAAGACAATAGAACTTGAATCATACACTGAGTTTTTGAATTCTGTCCCTTATGGTGCATATGATGGTTTCAGCTTTGAAAATAATATTGTCAGAAATACACTGAATACATGTCAATTTATAGATAGTACACAAATATTCAATAGCACTATTGTGTATAATATTAACCTACATGATATGTATAGTACATATGATTTTGGAATTAATAATAATATAAGAGACTTATATCTGATAACAAAAAGTATTGATTATCATCCTCATATAATATTGAGAAACAACTTTAATGACAACAAAGGCTTTGGAAAAACTAGCAAAATTTATAGCAAAAACGGAGGCATTGAATTTGCAGCAGAAGATGAAGACACTAAAAAAATGCTGCTTAACATTAATAAAGAAGGGGATGTAAGGTTTGGTGGTTCTTTGTATGCAGATGACATTATTGTACAAGGGAATATATATGACAGGTTGGGAAATAGCATGCTGATAGATTACAGTGAAAACATGTATGATAAAGCATTCATAATGCAATCATCTAATTATATATTATATACATCAAATTACTCTATTCATTCTACATCTAATATACAGTTTGTACTACAAGGAAAGGAACAGATTGGATTCACCATTGTTAAACCAGATATATATAATTATGATAGTTCACTAAATGACTATGATTTATTCCGAATCTATGAGGCAGAAAATACAGCATTTATTATAAAAAATGGTGGTAAGATTGGTATCAAAGCTGAAAGACCACGGTATGAACTGGATATTGAAGGTGATATGTATGCATCTAATATTTATAGTGAATTTATACACGGGAATGGTATGGGATTAAGAGAAGTTAATTTGGCTGATAGGGATACTTCTATGTTAAAAGAAGGTAGTAATTTGTACTACACACCTGAAAGAGTTGGTGTCATAACATCAGCATCTAACATACAGACATCAAATTACATCAGAAATACATCAAATGAATTAGGAAATACATTGATGCTTACGTCAAATACAATAAGTACTCGCATAACTTTGAGAGACACAAGTTTGTCCAATTATGTTAATCTAACATCTAATGAATTGGGTAATACACTATTACGAACATCGAATGTCATCAGTACACGTATAACAAATACAGACAAAGCCATGTCTAACTATGTAAATACTACATCCAATGAGCTTGCCAATACATTACAGCATACATCAAATGTCATTAGTACACGCATAACAAATACAGACAAAGCCATGTCTAACTATGTAAATACTACGTCCAATGAGCTTGCCAATACATTACAGCATACTTCAAATGTCATTAGTACACGTATAACAAATACAGATAAAGCCATGTCTAATTATGTTGACACAACATCCAATGAGCTTGCTAACACATTACAGTATACATCAAATGTCATCAGTACACGCATAACAAATACAGATAGAGCAATGTCTAACTATGTAAATACTACATCTAATGAGCTTGGCAACACATTACAGCATACGTCAAATGTCATCAGTACACGCATAACAAATACAGATAAAGCTATGTCTAACTATGTTGACACAACATCCAATGAGCTTGCTAACACATTACAATATACATCAAATACCATCATTACAAGAATAACTAATGTTGCTAATAACAAGCAAGATACTATAATAGGGGCAGCAAGTACTATAACATCTCTCAATTTAGCAACAAGTATGGCACTTGTATCTGACGCATCTGGAAAAATAGCAGCACATGCACTTGTTAACAGTATAGAACTTGGTTATCTGAGTGGGACAACAAGTAGTATACAACTACAGTTAGATTCTTCCAATCTTGATATTATTAACACCCAAATAACAAATACAAATACAGGGTTTTCAAACTACATTCAGAATGTAGAAGCCGTGGCAACAACAACATCAAATGTCATAAGTGAGAGAATCACAGTTGCAGATAGTAATATGTCTAATTATATTGGAGAGGTTTCTGGTAGAATTGTAAATGATTTAAATACAGATATAGTACCAGAAATAGAAGGTGCCGTCAATAGATATTATAAGGAGTCTTATTTCAACAATAGTCTTGCAACAAAAACATTAGATAACATTGCACAAGGTACAGACAACAAGTATATAGAAAAAGGTAATATAAATGTAGGAAACAGAGACCTAGTAATAACAGGAGATGTAAAAATTAATGGCAAATTGACAACTATAGGGGGAATTACTACAAATGACACAATCACATCATCTAATGCTTCACTATTCATAACAGGAGAAACACCTGAACAATCTTTGCGTATCTTCAGACCTGACACTGTAACAAGTATTATGTCTGTAAGTAATTATTCTGGATCAGTATCAAATGCTGACATATTTCACATAACAGGTGCAGGCAATATAGGAATAGGAACATACCCTACAAATTACAAACTAGATGTGAATGGTTCTGTGTATTCAACAACATATTCTGCACAAAATATAGAAGTTATTAGTAAGTCTTTGTCCAGTGCTGCTTTGAAAGCCACAAATATTGAAGGAGGAAATATTGCAGAATTTGCAAATGCTAGCTCAACAGTTGTAGTTATAAAAAACAGTGGAAATATTGGATTAGGTACAGCAGAACCACAATCAACATTAGATGTGCATGGTAGTATTAAATTAACAGGGAACTTAAATACAGTGACAAATACTGAAATCGGGTTCTTAAGTGGTGTTACATCTGCCATTCAGACGCAGCTTATTAACAAACAAGCTACTATCATAGGTGCAGCATCTTCCATCACTGTTGCTAATTTAGCTACAAGTATGGCTCTTGTGTCTGATACCAGTGGTAAAGTGACGAATCATGCAACTGTTACTGGTATAGAACTGGGGCATTTGAGTGGTGTTACATCTGCCATTCAGACACAGCTAAATAACAAACAAGCTACTATCACAGGTGCAGCATCTTCCATCACTGTTGCTAATTTAGCTACAAGTATGGCACTTGTGTCTGATACATCTGGTAAAGTGACGAATCATGCAACTGTTACTGGTATAGAACTGGGGCATTTGAGTGGTGTTACATCTGCCATTCAGACACAGCTAAATAACAAACAAGCTACCATCATAGGTGCAGCATCTTCCATAACTAGTACTAATTTGGCTACAAGTATGGCACTTGTGTCTGATACATCTGGTAAAGTGACGAATCATGCAACTGTTACTGGTATAGAACTTGGGCATTTGAGTGGTGTTACATCTGCCATTCAGATACAACTTAATAACAAACAAGCTACCATCATAGGTGCAGCATCTTCCATAACTGGTACTAATTTAGCTACAAGTATGGCACTTGTGTCTGATACATCTGGTAAAGTGACGAATCATGCAACTGTTACTGGTATAGAACTTGGGCATTTGAGTGGTGTTACATCTGCCATTCAGACACAGCTAAATAACAAACAAGCTACCATCATAGGTGCAGCATCTTCCATAACTGGTACTAATTTAGCTACAAGTATGGCACTTGTGTCTGATACATCTGGTAAAGTGACGAATCATGCAACTGTTACTGGTATAGAACTGGGACATTTGAGTGGTGTTACATCTGCCATTCAGACACAACTTAATAACAAACAAGCTACTATCATAGGAGCAGCAAGTACCATCACTGTCGGCAATTTAGCTACAAGCATGGCACTTGTGTCTGATACCAATGGTAAAGTCACAAGCCATGCCACTGTTAGCAGTACAGAACTGGGACATTTGAGTGGTGTCACATCTGCTATTCAGACACAATTGAATTCTAAAGAAGCAACTATAGAGCTTGGGAGTAGCCAATTCGTTTTGATAAATACAGCATCTGGAAAGGTAGGGGTTAGTACTGTTACCAATACAGAATTAGATTATGTAAGTGGTGTATCCAGTAGCATACAAGAACAATTGAATAGTTCAAATACATACATTTTCAACACAAGTAATAATTGTATACAGTCCATATCAAATACGTCAAATGCTCTTGTTGAGTTTATTGTGATTGTTGACAGTAATATGTCAAATTATATAAATGAAGCTATTAATCAATCCAGTAAAATAGAAGGTGTTCGTATAGATAATTCAAATTATACTAAAAATGTATTTGAACACTTAGATACAAAGATATCAACTCTAAATACAGATTTTGCTGGAAATATAGATACCATTAATACTAATATAACAGACCTAATACAAAACAAACAAGCTACTATCACAGGTGCAGCATCTTCCATCACTGTTGCTAATTTAGCTACAAGAATGGCACTTGTGTCTGATACCAGTGGTAAAGTGACGAATCATGCAACTGTTACTGGTATAGAACTGGGGCATTTGAGTGGTGTTACATCTGCCATTCAGACACAGCTAAATAACAAACAAGCTACCATCATAGGTGCAGCATCTTCCATCACTGTTGCTAATTTAGCTACAAGAATGGCACTTGTGTCTGATACCAGTGGTAAAGTGACGAATCATGCAACTGTTACTGGTATAGAACTGGGACATTTGAGTGGTGTTACATCTGCCATTCAGACACAGCTTAATAACAAACAAGCTACCATCACAGGTGCAGCATCTTCCATAACTAGTACTAATTTGGCTACAAGAATGGCACTTGTGTCTGATACCAGTGGTAAAGTGACGAATCATGCAACTGTTACTGGTATAGAACTGGGGCATTTGAGTGGTGTTACATCTGCCATTCAGACACAGCTAAATAACAAACAAGCTACCATCATAGGTGCAGCATCTTCCATCACTGTTGCTAATTTAGCTACAAGAATGGCACTTGTGTCTGATACCAGTGGTAAAGTGACGAATCATGCAACTGTTACTGGTATAGAACTGGGACATTTGAGTGGTGTTACATCTGCCATTCAGACACAGCTTAATAACAAACAAGCTACCATCACAGGTGCAGCATCTTCCATAACTAGTACTAATTTGGCTACAAGTATGGCACTTGTGTCTGATACCAGTGGTAAAGTGACGAATCATGCAACTGTTACTGGTATAGAACTGGGGCATTTGAGTGGTGTTACATCTGCCATTCAGACACAGCTAAATAACAAACAAGCTACTATCATAGGTGCAGCATCTTCCATAACTAGTACTAATTTGGCTACAAGTATGGCACTTGTGTCTGATACATCTGGTAAAGTGACGAATCATGCAACTGTTACTGGTATAGAACTGGGACATTTGAGTGGTGTTACATCTGCCATTCAGACACAGCTTAATAACAAACAAGCTACCATCACAGGTGCAGCATCTTCCATCACTAGTACTAATTTGACTACAAGCATGGCACTTGTGTCTAATACATCTGGTAAAGTGACCAGTCATGCAACTGTTACTGGTATAGAACTGGGACATTTGAGTGGTGTTACATCTGCCATTCAGACACAGCTAAATAACAAACAAGCTACCATCACAGGTGCAGCATCTTCCATCACTAGTACTAATTTGACTACAAGCATGGCACTTGTGTCTAATACATCTGGTAAAGTGACCAGTCATGCAACTGTTACTGGTATAGAACTGGGACATTTGAGCGGTGTTACATCTGCCATTCAGACACAGCTTAATAACAAACAAGCTACCATCACAGGTGCAGCATCTTCCATAACTGGTACTAATTTGGCTACAAGCATGGCTCTTGTGTCTGATACATCTGGTAAAGTGACCAGTCATGCAACTGTTACTGGTATAGAACTGGGACATTTGAGTGGTGTTACATCTGCCATTCAGACACAGCTAAATAACAAACAAGCTACTATCATAGGTGCAGCATCTTCCATAACTGGTACTAATTTGGCTACAAGTATGGCACTTGTGTCTGATACATCTGGTAAAGTGACGAATCATGCAACTGTTACTGGTATAGAACTGGGACATTTGAGTGGTGTTACATCAGCAATACAAGGACAACTCAATAGCAAACAAGCTACCATCACAGGTGCAGCATCTTCCATAACTGGTACTAATTTGGCTACAAGTATGGCACTTGTGTCTGATACATCTGGTAAAGTAGCTGCAAGCACGATATCAACTACATTATTAAATTACTTATCAGATGTGTCTGGAAATATTGGAGCTGCTCTTGCAAGCAAAGAAAATAACTTAACTTTTAGAAATGGTCTGAATCTTTCTTTGGAAACAGTAGGTGGTGTCAACTTTAGATATCTTGATACTGTTTGGACAAAAGAAGGAAACAATATTTACAACAATAATACAGGCAATGTAGGAATAGGCACAATTCCAGAATTATCGTACAAATTAGATATATATCATGACACAAATGCATTGATTAGATTAATGACACCTGAAGCAATGAAATCAGGTATATTCTTTTGTGAAGGTGATAGCAGTTATGATGGATATAGGATAGCATATGATGGTAATGGTAATAGATTATATATCATAGGACACGATAATAATGCTACTGGGACAGTTCACATGGCTTTCGCACGCGATACTGGTAATGTTGGTATAGGCACAGAACCTGATGCAACTTATAAACTCGATGTAAATGGTGCATTCAGAGCAACAAGTATTGTACCTACCAATCTTACCACAAATTCTGTAGTAGTGTCTGGTGATAACAAACAATTGGCATCATCAAGTATAACTACAACACAATTAGGATATCTAACAGATGTGACTGAAAATATTGGAGCTGCTCTTGCAAGCAAACAAAACAATTTCACTCCTAGAAGTGGCCTTGAATTCCAAAGTATTACAAATGTTGGTGTAACAACCACATATCTTGATACTGTTTGGACAAAAGACAGTAACAATATTTACAACAATAATACTGCCAATGTGGGTATTGGAACTAATGCTGTAAATACTGCAAGCAAGCTACATATACATGGCAAATGTTTGATAACAGATACAACTAATGGAGATCCAAGTACTGGGATTATGGGTGGTAGCGGTACGAGATTAGTATTGCAAGTTGGATCAGCCACTGATGTTCCTTATGCAATTGGAATAAATACATCAGAAATGTGGTATTCAGTCCCTACTGTAGCTACTGGTACTACTTCTGCACACAAGTTCTATGTAGGTACATCTGAAGTAATGGCAGCTAATCTACAATCTATTACTGTAAACACATTTGATGCAGCAGGTACTGTCAATGGGACAGATAGTACCAGAAAAGGTTACTTGAAAATTACAGGAAATATAACTGCATCAGGAGATATACTTTCTACATATTCTGATATCAGATTGAAAACAGTAGTAGGAAAAATTGAAAATCCTTTAGAAAAAATTGACAAAATAGAAACATTCAAGTATGTTCCAAATGCTCTTGCAAGCAGCCTAAATGTTGGACACGCTGATGTGAAACTTGGTGTCAGTGCCCAAGATGTAAAAAGTGTGCTTCCTGAAGTAGTTTCATTGGCTCCATTTGATACAAGCAATCTTGATAACGGACATACAGTATCCAAAAGTGGTGAAGAATATCTGACAGTGAGTTATGAAAGACTCGTTCCATTATTAATAGAATGTATAAAGGAATTGAAAAAAGATGTAAACACATTAAAAGATGAAGTCTCAAGATTACAAAATGCAGCTTAAATACTAAAAATATCTATATATATTAAATGATATCTGTTGCACAACTCAGACAATCAAGGATATTTAATATGGCTATTTTTGACCTTGTGCTCACATTTATAGGTGCTTTCATAACACATCTTCTAATGTGGTTGTATCCTTTAGACATAAATGCAAGCAACCAAGAAAAAAGAACATTTTTACAGTACATCATATCCCTCGTGTTCATATTCCTAACATTTGTGGGCATTGGTGTAATTATTCACAGAATATTTGGAATCAAATCAGCTTTGTCAGCCTATTTGGGATTTAACTCAGTGCCTTTACGCTAAAAAGGAAAACATTATTTTTATACATATGTTATAAGCAAAAACATGTATGAGGGTGTATACGCGTTAGACATTGCTATAATTATATAAAAGTATTAGAATAAAAAGAATATAGGAAAATGTCTCATTCTTTCAACAAATCTCCATTTTCATTCAATCCACCTGCAAAATTTAATCCTTCCAAATTTGGGAAAACCTCATCTGGATCTGCTGTACAAGCTGATATGCTTTTCAATAAAAAAAAAATCAGCTCAGATGTGCTTTCAATGTCCTCAAAATCATCTTCATCAAGTAGTGCAACATCAAGTTCCTCAGGTACTTCTGAATCTGACACAGCATCTCAAATTTCTGGTCAAGACAAGTATACAAAATATGAGGAAGAATCAGATGTTGAAGAAGATTTTGCAGTTGAAAATGATAGTAGTTCAGAAGAAGATGAACACGAAATATCTAATAAGTATGATAACATCAAACGAGAGAAAAAACAGACTATGATGAATGAACTGAATGAAAAACGTGAAATTCTATACCAAATGGACCGCCTTGAATCCAAAGGATATAGACTTCCATTCAAATTTAATATGGAATCAGATATCAATGAAATGCGGTCTGAATATAATAAATTAATTAGAGAAAAGGATATTGATGCAAGTATTCGCTTCCAACGTAAGATGCTTATGGCATTTGTAACAGGTTCAGAGTATCTCAATACACGTTATGATCCGTTTTCTGTAAGACTTGATGGTTGGTCAGAACAAGTACATGAAAATTTGACAGATTACGATGATATCTTTGAAGAATTACATGCAAAATACAAATCATCTGGTAAGAAAATGTCTCCTGAACTGAGATTATTTATTTCATTATCAGGTAGTGCATTTATGTTTCACTTGACAAACAGAATGTTCAAAGAAACACCTCTTCCAAATGTTGAACAAGTTCTTAAATCAAATCCAGAACTTATGAAACAGTTCCAACAAGCTGCTGCAAAACAATACATAACTGGTGGTACCGACCAGTCATATGGCTATGCTCAAGGTCCTCAAAGCCAACAAGGTCAATCAGGTGGTCTGTTTGGAATGGTGAGCAGTCTATTCAATAATCTTGGAGGTGGACCATCAAGACCACAAGCATATCAAGAACGTGATGATGATGAAATATCCAATTCATCATTAAGGATACCTCAAAGGCGTAGACAGATGCAAACATCAGCGACTTCCCATAGAGACATAGACAATATTATTAAAAATGTTCATAGCAACATTTCAATTGACCAAGACCATATGAATAATATAGAGACATTGTCTGTGAGTGATGAAGAAATAACATCCATTATTGAAGATACAGCAGATATCAAAATCTTGAGAAATGCTAAAAATAATAAGAATACAAGAACACTTAATCTCTAATGTTTTCTTGAAAAACCACCATATGAATTAGGTTTCATCATTTTTTTTAAACCCTTTGATGACTGTTTTCCAATATCAGACACCAATTTGCTCATGCTCTTCAATTCAGTAGGAATCTTTTTTGCAGATTCATATGGATTTCTAACAGCAGTGGAAACCTCTTTTTCAAATCCATCCATGTTTCTTACAATGACAGATACAGAATTGAAAACAACAGGTAAGATAATGACCACTAAAAGAATTAAGAAAAGAATGACAATTTCAACAATTGAACCAGCCATAATGAGTCCTCTTCTATAATCATCTGAACACTTGCACTTTTCATTTATCAAATATCTCACATAATCCAATGTCATATAAAAATATACTATGCAAATAATGTAGAATACAAATTTAACAAACGCAAAAAGTCCTGCAACAGTCTGTCCAAATGTTTCTAAAATAAATGACATAGGGACAAATATTACAACAGCCAAAAAGACCAGAGCAAACAAACTGAATGTTTTGATGAATTCTTTATTGGGATGATCAGCGCATACACAAGCTATGCTTTCAAGTTTTAGAATATAAGTATATACTGCAATAAATAGCAAGAAAACGAACAGATTGAGGATTACATTTGCAACATAACCTACCATCATAATTATATTGTTATCTATAATAAGAACCGAAAAAATATTACATTTCAATTATATTCATAATAAGAAATTTAGTTGATGATTCAAAATATTTTGAATCAAATTGTTTTAATTTATGTATGATATCATTAGATTTACATTTAGAATATTTGAAAAATAGAAATATTTGTTCTAAACTGAAATCAACAACATGTTTATGACTCTTACTTTCTTTATATTTCTCAAATACATTATATATATCTTCTATCATGCAATTATGCTTTGCATGTGTCTCTTTAAATATCAAACACCATGCTTTATTGATATTTGTAATTTCCTTCTTCCATTTTACATAATCACAATAAACATCATACACATTTTCATCATTCTTTAAAGGATTATTGTTAAGGATATCATCTACAGGTAGCCACTCTTTATTGGCAACATATTGCTCGTATTTTTTATCAGTTATTTGAGTTTCAAAAAATTTCAATATATTAATGTATAATTCTTCTGGTGATTTCTTGATAAAATCCCAGACAATATCATATAATATATACGTGGGTTCTTTAAGTATCTCTTTTATTTTTGGGTATATCAGTTCTGCATTTTGTTTTGTCAGCTTGTTTAGATGACTTGTAAACTGTTTCTTTATCTTTGATTCTTCTGTAAAATTTGTATTTAATATGTATAATCTATGAGAACCATGAGCATTATTATCATGGATACTGTTGGTATCATGTTGGTTGTGATTTGCACGATGTGCATTATTTTTCTTGTATGATGTATATTTGTGTTTATAAGCATGTTTGTTACCACTATAGCTATGTGAATTAAATCTTGTTCCATTTTGTTCATCATCTTTATCTGCATGATAATACGATTCATAGGTAGTATGAAAACATATACTTGTGTAAATTTCAGCTTTTTTTTTGCTCAAAAAAGGGTTTAATTCATTTTTGTTGAGCTTATTGTAATAATCTTTAAATATAGTTGGTTCAATCTTTATAATGTCATAATAAGGGGGTTCTCCAGACATTATACCTAAATAATCTTGAGAAATGCTTATATACATCATCATCAAAAGAATATAAGAAATTATTGTATTGATTGTATATGTCCGTAAAGAGCTTCATACGACATATTGAAGAAAATATATACAAAACAGAACTCATTTACAGGTCTATCCTTGTGGCAAACAATAAAAAAGAATGTAATACATTAAAACGTATACTTGAAATACGAGACCATAGTCCTATGATAATTGATTACATTGATTACAGTATGAATTATAATACTATTGACAACAGAATTATCATATTATGTCATGATTTATTCCATAGTTTCATTGCACATCTGGATAGTCAAGAAGGGGGTATATTAGATTCTTCATTTAATTTTATTGCATTCAGTTTTCTTATAGATACTGAAATAGTAGATAAACTTGTCTCATTTTATGTTGATAAAACACATAATAATGCTAACAACACAATCATATTAGAAAAAAACTATGCAGACTTCTTATATATGCAAAGATGTATATCTGCTTAAGTGATATTTTTTTATATCAGTATGAATAGGAAATGAAGAAATCATCCATTAATTTACTATATGCTTTTATAGGCATCTTAACTATTGCTGCTATTGTTATTGCTATTCTAGTGTTTTCAAGTCCAAACAAAACTTTGGAAGGCTTCTCAAATGGCTATTCTGTTGAGTATTTTATGATGCAATCTTGTCCACATTGTACACGTTTTAACAGTACATGGGAGAAATTTGAACAAGCTGTGCAAAAAAATGCTGTACCTGTTAAATTAGAGAAATTTGATATAACAGGAGATGGCGAGAAACGGGCACAAAAATTTCAGGTCAACAGTGCACCAACAGTGATTGTCACTAAAAATAATGAAATTGTCAAAGAATATGATGGACCTCGGGAAGTATCTGCAATGCTTTCTTTCATCAAGAGTCTTTTATAATATGTTCATTCAGTTTACTTCTTTTTCACATGAGTGCAAAAATTAGCACCTAAATAACTATAAAAAATAGCTTACGTATTATTAGATTATGTTTTCTAAAAAGATTATTATATACATATTGTATGCATTAGTACTGGTATTACCAATAGTATTTATTGTTATGTACGCATTACAAACAAAAACAGAAACATTTGATGTAGCTTCATTACTGGCTATTGAAAAATTTCCTAAATTTGCTATGACATCAAATAATACAACTATAGGTGGTATTACAGTGAGAGTGAAGTCAAGTTCCCGTGAAACAAAATGGGGAGATGTTTGGCATTTATTTAATGATAAAGGTGATGAAGAAGTTTTGTCTTATCAATCTGATTCTGCATATACTAATGGAAATGCAAATAGAATGTATTTTCCCAATTATAATGGAGAGGTCATTATGATTGATGTAGGAACATATATTACTTTGAAACAAATCAAAATATCTGCAAGAACAGCTTTTCAAAGTAGAATGCCACGAAGTTTTAGGATTTATGCTACAAATGATGTATCAAAATATAACAATGATAATTATACTAATTGGGATTTGATTCATGACCAAAGTACAAAACTTTCAACTGAAACAAAAACTGTTATCTTGCAATCTGTACCAATTAATATGCCTGGTATTTGTTGTAATGGAGGATGGCCATCGTATCAAATACAACCTGTTGAACTCCCAAGTGATTATAGTGACGCAGGTCTTATCTCATGGGATATAATGACAAACAAAGACAAAGGATCAAGTTCATTTGGAAGTTATTCACACCTTGACCAATTTTATTTAAGTATTGGAACATTTGGAACATATGAAGCATACAATATTACTGGACCATCTGCTAACTTAACTCGTAATTTTACTAATTTAACATCACCGTTGAATGCAAACGGTTCAGGTAAAATTACTGGCACAGGTGGTGTATGGAGTTATCCAAATCTGAAAAACTGCTTCTATAAAATAACAATCAGATATAAACCTTTGCTTCCAAACATGTTTGAACTTTCAAACACAAAGTCATACAGAATTTATGCTCTTGTTGTGAACAAGTTATTAGGAAATTCTACTATTTTGGATTTTGCAGAATGGGGGTTATATGCCTTAACACCTCCATCAGAAGTATCAGAAGAAATACGGGCATTAGCTTCTGCACAGCAAATAGTTCCTGCTCAATCTCCTGCACAAGCATATACCCAAAGTGTAGTCCCTGCTTCAAGAGAACCCCTTGAGAAACATCCGAGATACATTATGACAGCCAATAGTATAACTGTAGGAAATATTACCTTGAGAACCAAAGCAAACTCAGGAATAGCATGGAAATTATTCAATAATAATAAAGCTGATGAAGGACAAGATTCTTACCGTTCTAATGGAGGTTATGCTACAAATGGTAATGCAATCAATACATATTTTTCAAATTACATGGGAGAAGTAATTATGATTGATATAGGAACAAATATAATTTTGAAAAATATTCAATTACACCCTACACCTGATTATCATTATAGAATGCCTGGAATGTTTAGAATTTATGCTACAAATGATTTTGAAAAATATAATAATAATGTTTATACTGATTGGGATTTAGTTCATGACCAAACTACAATAAAATATAAACTGTCAACAGACACAAAAACTATTGTCTTACAATCTGTACCAATTGTTATGCCTGGTAGTGCAGGATGGCCAACTTATCAAATACAACCTATTATACTACCTAATGATTATAGTGATACTGGTCTTGTCTCATGGGATATAATGACAAGTATTGACAAAGCAGCAAGTTCCTCTGCAAGTTATGGACATTTGAATAAATTTTATTTATCTATTGGAACTTTTGGGACAGTTGATACAAATGCTGAGACACAATCTAATATAACTCGTATTTTCTCAAATTTAACAACACCATTGAATGCAAATGGTTCTGGGCAAATTACTGGTATAGGTGGTGTGTGGAGTTATCCCAATTTGCAAAATTGCTTCTATAAAATAACCATCAGATACAAACCTTTGGTTTCAGAAATATTGAATTTAAATATTTCAAACACTCAACAATATAGAATTTATGCTCTTGTTGTGAACAAGTTGTTAGGAAATTCTACTATTTTGAATTTTGCAGAATGGGAGTTGTATGCTTTACCTCCTGCAATTCCTCCTGCAATTCCTCCTGCCATTCCTCCAGCAATTCCTCCTGCCATTCCTCCTGCCATTCCTCCAGCAATTCCACCAGCAATTCCTCCTACCATTCCTCCTGCCATTCCTCCTGCCATTCCTCCTGCCATTCCTCCTGCCATTCCTCCTGCCATTCCTCCTGCCATTCCTCCTGCCATTCCTCCTGCCATTCCTCCTGCCATTCCTCCTGCCATTCCTCCTACCGTTCCTCCTACCGTTCCTCCTACCGTTCCTCCTACCATTCCTCCTGCCATTCCTCCTACCGTTCCTCCTACCGTTCCTCCTGCGAGACAGACTGTATTACTACCAAATCAACTAAGTATAGATCAAGATATGATAGATATTGCTCAAAACATCAACTCAAGGAAATCAGATATATTGCAATCAAATGAAATAACTTTAAGAAGTATTTTCGAAATTATAATGCAATTATTCAGATAAGCTTGAACAAAAATAATATGATATTATAGAGTCACGATGTCTTATAAGTCATTATTAATATACCTTTTATGCACAATAGTATTGTTTGTAATAATATGGTTTTCTATCAGGCATGTTGAAACATTTCAAAATCCTTACTATAAACTGCTTTATTTCTATAAAAATAGTATAAATAATGTTTTTTGGAATAGACTTAAAAACAGTATAACAAATAGTATCATAATTAAAAGAGCATGCCTTAATTCACCTGCGTCAGAATGTTATTCAACCGTGAATAGATTAAACATTAATTTACAAAATTATGAACATGCATTGGTAATGATATATGGAGATTCGTCTGGAAATGAAACATTGCTGGGAAATGTGTATCGAATTCCTAATGCATTAATAAGTACAGTTGATGCAACTACAGAAGCTATTAGTTTTATATCAAACTATGTTTCTGTTACACCTGAACCAATTGTTATAACACCAGCAACTGCTGATTTATCAATATATTATTTCCATATGTTTGGTCTGAATACTGTATTTTTTGAGCAGTTGAGAAGCAAATTCCCGTCAATAATATTTGAAGCATATGCATCAGACAGTACACAAAAAACATCATTAAACTTAAATCTTGATAATTATAGAGATGTATTAGTATTAGCAAACAATACTGATGTGATTCAGACCTATAACATTGGTCTTGATAAAATAGATTTGTCTGTAGCACTTACAGCAGCTGAAAATTTTATAAGACAGAATGTATCAGGTGTCTATATTGTATCTTCATCTCCTATACCTGTGCAACAATCATTTTTAGATTATATACCTTATGTACCACCTACAAGCACTGCAACTGTTCCTGCTCCTGCATCTGTTCCTGTAACTGTTCCTGCAACTGTTCCTGCATCTGTTCCTGCAGCCGTTCCTGCAACTGTTCCTGCATCTGTTCCTGCAGCCGTTCCTGCAACTGTTCCTGCAACTGTTCCTGCAACTGTTCCTGCAGCCGTTCCTGCACCTGCTCCTGCACCTGTTCCTGCAACTGTTCCTGCAACTGTTCCTGCAGCTGTTCCTGCAACTGTTCCTGCAACTGTTCCTGCAGCCGTTCCTGCAGCCGTTCCTGCAGCCGTTCCTGCACCTGCTCCTGCAACTGATTATGCAACTGATTATGCAACTGTTCCTGCACCTGTTCCTGCAACTGTTCCTGCACCTGTTCCTGCAACTGTTCCTGCACCTGTTCCTGCAACTGTTTATGCATCTGTTCCTGCAGCTGTTCCTGCAGCCGTTCCTGCACCTGTTCCTGCAACTGTTTATGCATCTGTTCCTGCAACTGTTCCTGCAACTGTTCCTGCAACTGTTCCTGCAACTGTTCCTGCGTCAATTGAATACACGTACAGTGTACTACCTAAAAATATATCAAAACAAGCTATGAAATTTAGAATGGCTTCTGCACTGTACAATAATGAAGAATTATTGGAATCCAATACTATTACACTTATACATATATTTGATGCTATTAAGCGAATAATTTCTAAAAGTTAATTTATGTGATAAATAGTAAATGACATCACCACAAATTTCTATAGCAGATTTATATTCTATGAAAAACAAAAAAGATAAAATAAAAATAACTACATTTAATGTCATTATAGAAAAATGTCATACCAAAATTAAAACTATTGCACAACAAGGAGGTATGAATGTATTTTATGAAATACCTTATGTACTTTTGGGATACCCTTTATATGATATCAATGAATGCATAGATTATGTAATAGAAAGCTTGCGAAAAAATACTTTACTTGTACAAATCCTACCACACCCTAATAACAATACAATATATATATCGTGGAAACCAGACGATGTATCAACGAGAAAACAATTGACGTCATCTAAACATGAGCAACAAGCACCTATGCATATGAAACATCCATTTGGTATTAGACCAAAAAAATTGTCATAGATACATTTTTATTTTCTTGATTTTCTAAAACAACATGAATATCATGTCTTAGTATATACTTCATTTTTATTTTAGAGTTGTCTTTAAACCTTTGTAAGCATTTACTAAATTCAGTAATAGATTTGTTAGATATTTTTTTGTTTCCAAACAATGTCTTAAATTTAGTTGATTCAAAAATTTGCTTCCAGATACTAAATATACATATCAACTTGTCTCTATCAAAAACACCTCTATAAGCCTGATGTTGTGCTTCTTCAAACATAACAAATGCATTTATCATATCTTGCAACACAAAATTGTCAATTAATTCATGATATGCGTGCATGTAATCTTTGAGTATAAAGAAAGCATTCATTATTTCCGGATTAATATTTTCAAGTGCTGGATAAACAACTTCTCTTATTTTGCCTCTTGTTGACCATGATGGTGTACTATTTTTTAAGAAAGGTATATAATTGTGTATAGCAAATTTCAATATATCATGTTTTCTAATATCTAACATAGGTCTCCAGAGATTGATATCAGAAACTACACTGAAATGTGAAATACCACTAAGGTTATCATAATTAGATTTATTACTTATATTGGTCAATATGTTTTCAAAACAATCATCCATATTATGACCCAAAACAACAAATGTCTTCTCGTCATTCCCAAAATATTCACTTACCTGTTTATAAACATCAAAACGAATATCTTTTGTTATATTTTCGTATAAATCACGCAATCCATGCATATGACAATCATCTCTTTGTATTTCATGAATTGTCCTATGAAACAATTTGACGTTTATCAGACCACAATACTTGCGCACGAATTTCAGTTCCTGTAGATTTTCTTGTGGACTATTATTGTAATTTATATGAACTGCGACTATATTATTATGTGGTAGCATTTGCTTTAATAAATAAAGACATACACAGCTATCAACGCCACCTGACAGAGATAGAATAATATTCTCGCTTGTTATATGTCTTGTCGTATATTGCATCTTGGTAAATATAGGTTGCAATTCATCACATTGCATTTTAATAGGTACAGAAGGTGCATTGTGAAGAACTTCTGTATATTTAGTCCATTGGTTAATAGTATTTTGGTATATTTTATGAGTATCTTTTTGTTGCAAAATAATCTTTTGACTATTTACCTTATACACATGATTCAATGTTTTTAATAAGTATTTTTTAAAAATGGGTTTTTCCAACGGGAGTGTATCTAAATTATTATGTTTTTCTATAACAAATCTTACTATAGTGTTCAACCTTTCTATATCATTAATATGACGAAATGGAAGCAATATAAAACACCATTCATATGCAGGAATACAACCATACTCATATACATTGTTAGATAATGTAGACATGAGTCCCAGAGCTATATCAGCAGCAATTTTGGAATAAACAAGACAATTAACAGGTTTAATACGATTATGGTGTCTAGGAATTTGGTCAAATGCAATAATTGCTCCTATTTGAACATCAGCATCTTTTGATATCAATTCATCACGATACCCATATATACCCTCTATCTTTGCAAAATATTTATCAGCCAAATATATATCGTACTTTTCGTTTTTGTCAAACCAAAATTGAGTATTTGTGAACCACTCATGATACAGTTCTTTAAAGAGTGGAGACAAGTTTTCCATGATATATACTTAGATACATCTTGTTATATTCTTAAACCAAGAAAGTACATATACACAAGTTTTTGATACAAATCTTGAACTTTGTATATAGCTTAACAAAAAATATGTATATGTACTTTCTTGTTTGTATAAAAAATGATTACAATATATATATCTCTATACACAATATGTCAACAATGAGTATCAATGTCTATATTGATGGTTCGTGTATTAACAACGGGAAGCCTTCTGCAAAGGCAGGGTATGCAGTGTATTTTGGAGAAGATGATGGAAGAAATGAATATAATATTGTTGTTGGAAAACAGAGCAATAATACAGGTGAACTGACTGCATTCATTAGATGTTTGGAAATCTTGCAAAATGATATTCAGCAGAATACCACAGTTCATGTATATACAGATTCTGAATATGTCATCAAATGTGCATCAACATATGGAAATAAGCTTGAGAAGAATGGATGGAATGATAAAGTTCCTAATAAAGAACTTGTTAAAAGAGCTCACGAGCTCTACAAAAATAAACCTAATGTTAAATTACACTATATCAAGGCACATACAGAAAAAGATGATGTGCATTCAAAAGGTAATTCAGAAGCTGATAGATTGGCTAACCTTGCAGTTGGTAGTGTAAAGAATACGTCAGATATTATCAAATTGGATATAGGTTATTTTGACAAAGAGAAAGCAAAGGAGCTTGGTGCATGTTGGAACAATGAACGTAAATATTGGTATGTGAATACAAGCAAAATACCTGAAGAAAATATAAAGCAATTACTAGAAATAAAACAATCAGCATCAACATCATCAACATCATCAACAACAGAAAAGAAGAATTATATAAAGATTCAATACACTGACAAGGATAAAGCGAAAAGACTTGGAGCAAGATGGGATTCAACTGTTAAATCATGGTATTATTTAGATTCAAATATATCAGAAGAAAATAAACATAAACTGAACACATTGTCTACATAAAATATGTCAAGTTCGTCAAAATACGCACTTTGATTTACCTTTATAATATATATTTGTATTTGTATAAAATCTTTTTTTAACAGACCTTTGTGTCATTTTACTTCTTCAAAAGTGTAAAACCAAATGGAATGTTGGCACAAAGGTCTAATAATTCAAATAGCCAGGATGTGTATACTTTAATATCTATTGGAACTGACAATTCTTCACCACAACAAGCAGAACAGATTGACAAAAAGCGTAGAAGAACTCTACAATCATCTGATGGCAAAAAATAAAGAACAAATGTGCATGCAATGCAACTACGTCCAAGAACTATGCAATCAGAGCGAAATTTGAATCGTCGCTGAATGGCTCAGGTGTAACTTCAGATTCATCTTTTTTTTGTTTATTAGAAAATCTTTCCACTGATACTGGTTGTTGCGTGTATTGCATTACATCTTCGCCATACATATTAGGGGAAGCACCATCATATCCTTGTATATCATTGACAGCATCCATAGGTGCAGATAGTAATGAATTATCGGAAGTTTCTTGCTGCTGAGGCATTGTCATAGTAGTAGGTACAATGTCATTACGAGAATCATGATTTTGTTGCATCATATTTTTAGCAATGATTTCTGCATCTTCTTTTGATATATTGTTATATGTTTCAGCAGTTTCTATTTTGGATATGGCTTTCTTGTAAGTAAATGTTGAAATAAGTGATAGAATAATTAAAATGAAGCAATAAACAATTACCATGATGCTTACAAACCATGCAAATATATTGCATGCATTCATTTTATTTCCTTTTGAACCAGTTACCATACATGTGAGTTCAAATAATGACAACCCGACAGGGAAGATAGAAAAGAGCATTATGAAGAATACAATTATCAATCTATTGCCAATACTAATCTCAGTGTTTGTTAATAAGATACCTATGCAAATAATAAAAATTGCAGAAAAAATAGCAACTGCAGCATACTTAGATTGTGTAACTCCTACAAAGTAGTCCAAAAAAGCCATTTGTTTATTTATTCTCTATCTATATCAATACTAAGAAAAATAAAAAATGAATATAAAACAATATAAATATGGATATCTAAGCTTTCATCATGGGAATTCCTTATTACTTCTACACACTAACCAAAAGTTATAGTAATATTATGTCAAATAAACTCCCGTGCAATCCAGACATATACTGTATGGACTTTAATGGTGTTATTCACCCAGTATGTGCAAAACTTGCAACAGCAGATGAAGAACACATTATAAATGAGTTATATATCAAAGTTGTACAAGATATATCTGTAATGAAACCAAAAAAAATATTCATATGCGTTGATGGAATTGTACCTTTAGCCAAAATGATACAACAGAGAAAACGCAGATATCTTTCAGTTTATAGAAACAAGATAGATAACCATTCGCCTATTTGGGATACAAATGCTATCACACCAGGAACAGAATTTATGAAAAAATTAAACAATTATTTCAAGAGACAAATTAGGTACAATACTCTGTCAACTGACATGTATTACAGTGGAAGTGATGAATATGGAGAAGGAGAACACAAGATATTTGCAAAACTCAAATCAGAAGAAACAGATGCATCAATTATTATCAATGGGCTTGATGCTGACCTTATCATATTATGTCTAATGAGCCATAGGAAAAATATCTATCTTATGCGTGAAACAGCTGATTCCCAAACATATTTGAATATTGAAAACCTTCGTGCAGCAATTATACAAGAATTGACAAAAAGATGGAATCTTGAATCACATGTAGTAGATGAAAAAGATGTTATAGAATCATATTGTGTAATGTGTTCTCTATTGGGTAATGATTTTCTGCCACATTTACTAACACTTAACTTGAAGGCAGATGGTTTAGATAGGTTAATATTGTTAACAGGTACATCTTATAATACATATGGACTACTTGTGCAGAATTCAACTATTAATTACGCGGCATTGTCTGATATCTTGCAACAATTAGCAAAATCTGAAGATAAAGATATTTACAATGAAACAGATAAATATATTAAATCAAAACGACACGACATACATAATACAAACAAAAGTGAATTCTATGCTATTAAGAATAAAGATAGCATAGCTGAAAAGATTTATTCTGACATTGAAAAATGGCGACAGACATATTACAAATATTTATTCCATACTAACATAGCTATTGATTCTTCTGTTATACAAATAGCGTGTGCACAATACATAACAGGTATATATTGGACATATGCATATTATAAACAAAAACCTCATGATAATACATGGTACTATCCTTATGAATATCCTCCGTCTGTAAAAGATATTGCCAATTATTCATTAGGAACAAAGCAACCCATTATGAGAAACAAGCAAGTTCCTCTTACTACCACTATACAATTAATGATAGTGTTACCATATGAAAGTAAACACCTGATAGACAGCAGATATCAGAAGTTTATGGAAGATACTAAGTATGGTCTATATCATCTATATCCTAAATCATATACTATAAGGACATACCTTAAGACACATCTATGGGAATGTTCTCCATGTCTCCCAACCATAAATATAGATTATATCAGAAATCATATAAAATAAAGATGTATTTGTAATATAACTGTTATATGAAAAAAAGAAAAGATGATGAGATACAAGCATCTACGAGTTTGCAAAGCCTATCACATCCAGCTTCTGAAAAGAAACAATATGTGCGACCACAGACATGCAGAAATTGTGGTATAAATGGACATTTGTATAAAGATTGTATCCACCCTATTATGAGTTTTGGAATAATCTGTTATAGATTAAATAATAACATTATTGAGTATCTTATGATTCAAAGAAAAGATAGTCTGTCATTCATGGAATTCATAAGAGGAAAATACAGCGTAAGTGATACAATGTATATTAGACAGTTGATATCATCTATGACAAGTAATGAAAAGAATTTGTTACTCAAAAAGCCATTTGATGAAATATGGAATTATGCATGGTATCAGAACAATACATCTAACATAAAACATACAACTGAATACACTGAATCCAAGCATAAATTTGAGTATCTAAATACAAGTAATATTTTGCCCAATATCATAGTAAATATTGTACAACCTACAGAGCAAGAACAAGAATGGGGATTTCCAAAGGGAAGGAAAAAGCTCAAGGAAGCGGATTTAGACTGCGGTGTTAGAGAATTCTGTGAAGAAACAAGGCTTTCTGCAGATGACATTGAAATTATTGGTGATATCTTACCTTTTGAAGAAATATTTTTTGGCACCAATAACATTCTCTATAAACATACCTATTATGTTGCAAAAATAAGAGACAATAATGTAGAACTTTCTGTTGATACAAATTGTATAGAACAAATGAGAGAAGTGCGTGCACTTAATTGGTTCACAATTGATGAAGTTCTTCAACATATCAAAGCATATAATATAGAAAGACAGCAAATTATAAAAAAAACAGATATTGTTATAAAAAAACATGAAAAAATGTTGTAATATTACATGAAATAAGGTATATATACAGGTGCATAATTGCATGGCAGGTACACAGGTGCATAATACTTATATTTGACATATCTTATATACATCTGATACATAGAAATATATCTATCTAATAAGACGATTATTTCATATAACATCATGCACTCAATGGTGGTGCAATAATTGCGTTTTTTTTTAGAAAATCCATGATATCTTGTTTTTGCTTCTTGATATCCTGAATATTCTTTGCTAGTTCTACGTATTTTTCATTTGCAGAAAGTTCATTGACTTCAGTGTATCTTGATTTTAACTCACAATTTTGTCCAACAACATCTTTAAGTTCTGTAGTTATTGATTTCAATTGCTGTAATTGTTCAGCAACTTTTGATGCATTTGTATCTGCAAATGTTTTGACCTTGTCTACATGCATCTTGATGACATCTTCGTTTGACAATAGCAATCCATTCACAATCTTCTGTTGTTCCAGCTCTTTGCTAATGTTATTTATAAATATTTCTGTATCTACATAATTATATGATGGCAATTGGTCAAGAACATTTACAGACTGTATTGATGCATCAATGTATTCTAATTGTTGGTTAAAATCTGCAATATCAGCATCAGACATTCCTATAATATATGGATATTATTTTTTGAATAATTTGTACATACAAGATAGAGAGATATGCCTGGATTGCTGAAGCGACAGTTAACAAAGGATGATTGTGTGAAATGGAAAGAAAATAAAAAGAAACATCCCAAATCTCCTAAAAACCCTATAACAAATTACAAAGTTTCACCAGATTCTAAGATATATCATGAAATCAATACAAAATGTGAAGATTTCTCAATTTCGTCATCACCTGTAAATGAACCTCATAGAGAACAACAAATAACTACAGACATTTGCGAAGAATGGATAGCAAACAAGAGACAAAATCCAAACAATCCAAAAAATCCTCTTTCTAAATACAAAATATCTAAAACATCAGCAATATACAAGAATTTGGACAAAAAATGTGCAGAACTTGGTATTATAATGACACCTAAACCAGTATCACCTAAAGCAGCATCACCTAAAGCAGTATCACCTAAAGCAGTATCACCTAAAGCAGTATCACCTAAAGCAGCATCACCTAAAGCAGCATCACCTAAAGTACTCAAAAATCCTAAAACAAATATATTATCAAGACCACTTAATTTGCAAGATTGTTTGTTCTGGTCTCAAAACAAAACTAAGAATCCTATATCAAAATATACACTGTCAGATAAAAGCAACATTTTGAAAGAAATTCATAGACAATGTGAGCCCATACTGGCAGAACACAATAAGAAAGCAAAACAAGACTCTCCAATACTAAATTCAGCACCTATTAACATTCCACAACCAATTTTTCAACCTGTTTCAAATAAACAACTTAAATCATTGGTTTCCATAGATGATTTATATTACCCATCATTAGATGATAAATATTTTAGAGAAAAACTCGTAAACCTAAATGAATACCAATTGTATCAAGTTCCTGTATATCCTAATATCAAGTCTAAAAAAGATTTTGAAGATATTTCAAAGAAGTTATGTGGAGAATTTGAGAAAACATTATACCAATATTTTGTAAGTCATTATATATCTGCACGCACACCTTATAAAAGTATTTTGCTATATCATGCAGTTGGAGTTGGAAAAACATGTTCAGCTATTACATTAGCAGAAGGCTTTCTAACATCTCATGCTACATACAATGAAGCAAAAATCTGGGTTGTCATGCCAAAAGCACTGAAACAAAGCTTTAAAGAACAAATATTCAGTCTGGCAAATTTTGAGAACTTTGAGTATCTTGCAAATCAATGTACTGGTGAATTATACATGGATTTGCTTCATCTTATGAAAGAGAATGACAAAGCTAAGATAACAACAAAACTTAAAAAACTTATTCAATCCAGATACAAACTTTTTACATATGAAGCATTTGCCACATTTATTGACACCGAATATACGCAAAAAAACAAAACAGTAAAAGATAAGGTTATCATTATTGACGAGGCTCATAATATTCGTTCTATGAATGATGAAAAGAGAGTGTATACAACATTGACAAATGTATTGCAACAAGGTTTGAATAACAGACTTGTACTGTTATCTGCTACACCAATGTATAATACACCAGAAGACATATATGACCTATTATATTTATTGCTATTGAATGATAAAAGAACAGACATACTACAACAATATCCATTTCCAGCTTGTTTTACTAATGGAATCCGTAATCAGACAGCAATACAAATGATAGAACATCTTGCAACAAACTACATATCTTACCTCAAAGGTAAGAACCCTTTTACATTTGCTTTGAAACTATCACCCAAATATATGTCTAGTATACCTTTTTTGACACATGAATTTGAGTATGACTCCAATGACAAGAAGATACCAGAAATGTACAAAGGATGGCTCAAACATGTTGATGAAGGAATTGTAATTTCTCAGTTAGGTTCAAAACAACAAGAATATATAACAGAACATGAATCTGGTGATGAAAATAATGTATTCAATAACTTACAACCTATGAATATTGTATATGACAATACAGTAGGAGAGAAAGGGTTCAATACATTTTTTACACGTACTGATAATACAAATGCGCTACAAGTTAGGTACAACAAAAAATATACAAATGCCCTAATGCCTGAACAAGAATATCTTGGAAAATACTCAGGAAAGTTTTTAAATATTTGTAATATTCTTAAGAATACACAAGGTATCACTGTTATATATTCAGGATACATATGGTCTGGTATTATACCGCTTGCTGTATGTTTGGAACACATGGGGTTTCAACGAGAAGGTGCCAACAATATTTTGCACAATCCTCAAATTATTGAAGATGCTCCTAAATATGCAGGTATCAAACATCCCAAATATTGCATTATGACAAGTGATAACAATGATGTCATGGGTTCTACAAGCATTGACAATCTGTTGAAAATAATCAATAGTCCCAAGAATATTGATGGTTCACAAGTAAAAGTTATACTGATAACACCAGTTGCAGGGGAAGGACTCAGCTTTTACAATGTAAGAGAGATGCATCTTGTTGAACCTTGGTTTCATTTTAACAGGGTTACACAAATCATTGGACGTGGTATTCGTAATTGCAGACATCAAGACCTACCACTTGAAGAACGCAACACTACAGTATTTATGCATGCATCTAATAATACATCCCTTGATAATTCACATAAAGAATCTACAGATATTCATGCATTTAGAATTGCAGCACATAAACAAATACAATCCAATGTCATTGAAAAGGTAATAAGAGACCATGCAGTTGATTGCAGTCTTATGAAAAATATCAATTATTTCCCTAAAAGTTTGTTTGAACTTGGAAACATTAACATCAAAACTTCACAAAATACTGTTATACAACACGCATATGGTGATGAAAAAAATGAAGAACCAATGTGTGGTATTGAATTTGTTCAAGACAGTAATAAAGACATATCTGAACTTAGAAAAGAATCTTACAAACATTTTACAGTAGCTATTCAGAATAAAATTAGAAGAATAGTTTTACAAAGTATACATACAGGAGAAAGGTATGTGTCATTTGACAATATATATGATTATGTCAATTTCAATAAACAAATAACACATACTGCAATTCAACAATCTGTATATCCAAATATATTGATAGATGGATATATTTTGATACCACACGAGGATGGATTGCATATTATAAATGTACAACCTGAAAAAATAACAAAGATTCGTATTACATATGAAGAGCCTGTTGTCAAGAAATCTGAACAGTCTTCTAAAAAATGCAATTATGCAAAATTAGATGCATTGATGAAAAAGAATAATTACTATGCTACAGTTGCTTTATATATGTGGTTGCAACCACAATGTTTTGAAGAACTTGTGAAGACATTCATTGAATCAGCTGAATTATCAGAAGTGGATACATTCATAGCAAATATATTATACACTCAAGGTGCTTTAATAGGCAAACATGAAATCAGACTTAAAACAGAAACCAAAAAATATATAGGCTATGTGAATATTTTTGATGATAAGAAATTTGAAGCCATTGTATATACAGGAGATAGATATAGAGACTTAACTGAACGTGAAGAGAATGAATTGATTGCAAACAGGACAAGGCAATCAAAGCCTCTTGATATGTCGCAAGAACAGGTTGCATGGGGCATGATAGTTCCTATTTTAGATAAAAAGAAAAGTACATATACAAATGTATTCAAGCTACTAACAGCAGGAGCAAGTAAATCAGCAAAGACAGGTATAGTATGTACTTCCTTGCAGAAACCAGTACATGACACTATTATGCAACAAATGGGTGTACAGAACATGTCTGATACAAAAGACAATAACTGTGTATATATAGCTGAAGAACTTTTGAAAATGAATAGGATGACATTAATACCTGAATACAAGCCAAAGTAAAATTTGCTACTCATTGATACACCAACCTACAATTAGTGTAAATGACATTATTAACAATGATAAACTGAACAACAAAAGATTATTTTTTGGTTTAGGACAACTTGATGGTAAACGTAAATACTTCATATACACACCTATATAATATATATTAGCATTTTGATGATTCAACATCAATAATTTTTATATGTACATATTAGAAAGAATGTCCCAAATGTCTGATACTTCATCAAGAGCAAGGCAAAATGTCAATATAGATGAAGAACTACAACGGTATATTATAGGACTAGCACAAAATGAACAATATAAAAGATATTATACATATATTGATAACAATTTTTTGAGTATATTCATAGATACAACATTTCAAGACTATGATGTATTTGTAAGAATATTATATGATAAACACAGTGGTAATATCATTTTCAAATCAAATTTGTTTGATTTATTTAATTTCTACGAAAAGAACGAATATTATGATAAAATAGTAAATGATATTGGTGATAAATTAAGAGCATTACATTATGATGATAATATACCAATTGAAATTATACAAGGTATTCTTAATAAATTCACACATTTGTTATATCAATATAATGAACTAAAATTTTCATTAAGGTTTGTTAGAAGATCACCAAAAAAAACATCTAAACAGTATGAGTCTAATTTCTCAATTGATGAATCATTTCTCAAAAAAATTTATGTATATTCAACAATAAGTCCAAAAACACATCAACTATATAGATATTATGATATACAAGACCATGGTCAATTTAAGAAAATTTATATTACTGTAAATGAATTTGACAATAATAATTATATGAATATAGTTTGTGAATTTACAGAAGGAACTATGAGAAATCCGGAATATATGATATCAACAAATGTAAATGATATTGAAATGAAAAAGAAATTATTTGTAAAAATAACTAAAAACTTGTTAATAAAATTTAGGAAGGATAAAATAAACATACAATATTTAAATATTTTATTGCAAAAAATTGGTGAACACTCTGATATTAAATTATCTAAAAATGATATGGAAGAATTGATTAAAATAGCAAAGATTAAAATAGCTAAAGCGTCATTAAATAACAGTTATACACCAACACCAGTCTAAAAGAAAATTGAAATAAAAAATCAAGATTAAAGTTGCTAGCTACAATTTAACAACCCCGAAGAGATTTGTATATTAAATCTTCAAGGGTTAAATATGTATGACACTATTGCATTTATCATTATCAAATACAACCTCTTTGTTCAGATATATAAATTTTGTATCAAATAAGAATGACAGGAATAATACTAAGCTTTTGTTCCATTTATTGTTGGTTATTCCTGACATAATTTCAGAACATTTTTTCACACCAAATGCTTTGCTAAATTCTTTTTGTGATATGAATGTATGCAACTGTTGTTTGATATGGTCTGTATTCATAATATTGTTTTGAGATAATTGAATAATTATTTCCATAGGCAATATCTTTTGTGTTTTAGCACCTTTTTTTTCAGGTTTTGGAGGAATATTCTTAGGAACTTCTATAGGAACTTCTATAGGAACTTCTATAGGAACTTCTATAGGAACTTCTATGGGAATATTCTTAGGAACTTCTATGGGAATATTCTTAGGAACTTCTATGGGAATATTCTTAGGAACTTCTATAGGAATATTCTTAGGAACTTCTACAGGAATATTCTTAGGAACTTCTTCAACATATTGTGCATATTTTGACCATATATCTGGTTTTTCTGAATATACCCACACAATACCTTCCGTATCTCCCTTGAGAGGTAATGTTTTTTGCAGTAAAACTTCCATTGTGTTATCTTATAACATCTTCTGATTATATCATTTTTTAATTAAATAACATATTCCTCATAATTCAGAATATTAGTGTTCATGATACTCACAGCACTATTTTTCTTCAAAAACTTCTTTTTCAAAAGATAGAACTTCATACTTGATGATATCTTAGGGACTTTACAGACATTTTGTACAATGTTTGATGATGAATATGCACAAGATATTGATGCATCATCTTCATGTTTTTCTTTGTTTACCATGCTATCATTGAGCATGTTTTTCATAAGTTCATATTTTGATATTTCACTTTGTGATTTAATACAAAATGAGACATAGTCGTGTAATTTTTGTAAGATATCTGTATCTACCCAATTAAGATTAACAAAAACCCCATTATTATTTTGAGTATACGTACTGTTATTTTTGTGCAATATTTTGAAGATTTCATCAATTTCAGTTTGACATAATTTGCTTATATTATTTTGAACATACCTACATAGTTCAAGTTTTTCATTGTCCATTCCATATATTACATACTTATCATTTATATGTATTATTCATCTTCATGAAACTCATCTTCTGGTACATCTTCAGGAACATCTTCAATTTCCAGTTCATCACCATCATCAAACTCTTCTTCTTCATCTTCAGATAAATTCTCATCATCAACATCTTCTTCATCTTCTTCCTCTTCTTCCTCTTCTTCTGCATCTTCTTCATCACCATCTTCTATAATAACTTCATCAACAATATCTGGATCGCCTCCCAACATATCTGATTTGCCTTCATATTCTTCATCCTTATCTTCATTTAGTTCATTCTTTACATATTGTATCTTATCTTTGATGATCTTGCCAATAATTGAAATATGCTTATCATACAGTAGTAATTTTTTTCCACATACTTCTATATTAATATCATCTCCTATAGATACAGTATCTATGTTAACCTCTGACTGAATTCCTGCAGATATCTTTGGAACTATGACCTCTAATATAGGAATATTATCATAAAGCCCTTCAGCCAATAATCCCATAGAATTTTTTGCTTTGACTCTGCATTTGATAATAGACCCTTGAGCTGGATTGCAAATTTCAGCTACACATTGTAATTCATACACTATCTGTCCATTGAAATGAGGAATTTTGATATGTCCAATTGACCTTTTTACAACTTTAATACTATTTCTCTTGATATATCCGTGCTTGGAGCACATATTTTCCAAATTGTTTTTCAGCTTTGTATAAATAATTTCTTCAATATTAGGTCCAACTTCATTGGGTTTCAATTGGACAGTTGTCTTGAATTTAATCGGAACAAACAGTTCAGTAGACGAAGCCATGATATATATGTCTAATTATATATCATTTTTTTATATCTGCCCTTAAAACAAAAAATGATTACTTAAATATTATATACTTAATATAGATATACATCATGGAACTGAGCAAGGATTTACCAATATTTAGTATCATTAAGAATCACATTGAATTACTGAAAAACAATGATACATATGAGTTGGAGATTGCTTTTATCAAAAAAGATGGGCATTTTGTAGAATCTGATTTTAACAATTTTACCAATGTCTTCAGGTCTTTGGTAGACATGACCGAAAAAATTGAATCAGAAACACTTGAAGCTACATATGATAGTGATGTCATGCTATTATCAGGAATGCCCAATGTTCTACAGTACTGTAAATCAGATTCGTTTGATAGAAATAACACAACATGGATAAAATCTAAAGTAATTCAATCAGATGACATTACAGATACATTTGATTATAATTTATCCATTAGCTTATATAATAAAACTCCTTCAACAGTTCCAGATAAATGGGATGATGTTCGCAAAAGGTATACATTAAGGAAGTATATCAAGTATACTTGCAAGTCAAAGGACTGTAAGGCGTCTGACGAAGCACACATAACATACATAGCAAGTCTGTGTAAAACATCAGACGAAGAACATTATACCTTTAAACAATCAAATGTCTTGAGAGAACAGCAAAGTTATGCCTTTAAAATTATCTTTACAGCCAATACTGATGAAAATACGGTTTTACAAGCAGTGGTACGTGTTATGCAAGCAATTTCTATGTCGTCTATGTTGCTTACAAAGGCACAACAGCAAGAGGTTTTAGATGAGTATTATGAAATGGTGAAAAAAGACATAGAAATAAGTCATTACAACAAGAGGTCTGGAGACATTCCTTTACTTGCACCAAAACCTGTAACACTGGAACGTGTCAATCTCATCAATCCCAAGGAATATGGAGCTGTTAGTATTTTGACAGGTTATACAGTTACTGAGAAAGCAGATGGAGAAAGAATCCTGATGTATGTAAATGGTAAAGGTAAGGTATTTCTCATTAATAATACCTACCGAGTTGAAGATACTGGATTGACTGTATCACAAGCAGCATATAACTCTCTCATAGATGGTGAATATATAACATGTGATAAACGCAATGATAATGCAACTAATGGCTTATTTGCAGCATTTGATATGTATTATGTAGGTGGTAAATGCATAACATCGTTCCCACTCATGCATGATGATACTTCTAAAGATAGTCGCTACAAATATTTACAACAATTCCAAAAGCTTATTTCTAAGAAATCCGGGACATCTGTGTTAGACTTCATAGTAAAAGAGCACAAGTATTCAGAAGATATTTTGAAAGACTCCAAAGAGATTCTTACAAAACACCAGATATACCCATATGATATAGATGGTCTTATATTCACTCCTGCTAAACTTGCTGTATATTCATATTATACCAATCTTCCTGTCAAGCTGACAGATAATGTGAAATGGGATAGGGTATTTAAATGGAAACCAGATGAACAGAATACAATTGATTTCTTAGTGCAAGTTGACAAGACTATCAATAAAAGTGGTTTGAAATATAAAGAAGCCAAACTCTATGTAGGGTATAATGCATCACAATGGGAAGATATTGATATTCAAAAAGGTCTTAAACTGAGATATGACAAAGATTATGCCAGACAAAATAGACCAAACCAACAATCATACATTCCAGTGCTATTTAGACCAACCATATACTATTCACCTGGTATAGAATATTCACATATTAGACAAAATAGTAAAGGAGAACTTCGTGCAGAGAATGGTGATAAGATAGAAAATGATAGTATTGTAGAGTTCAGATATATCAATGATACCAGTATTCCAGTAAGTGAAAGATGGAAACCAGTGCGTGTCAGAGATGACAAGACACGTATATTCAGAAAAGGTATTCTCAGTAAAACAGCAAATGAATTAGGGGTTGCTCTCAACATATGGCGTTCTATTCACAACCCTGTTACAAATGCAATGATAATGGGTAATGAACCTGTATATAATAAAGAGGCATCAGATTTGCAATGTGAACGTTTACTTGATACAGATGATGTGTATTATAATAGGAATATTCCCAGAGATTACTTGTTATCAATTCATATGTTGAATTTTCATAATCAAGGAATCAAGAAACAATTATATGATAAACCTACCAAAAAAGGCAGTATCCTTGAATTGTGTTGTGGAGAGGCAGGAGACATGAATAGATGGTTAGATTCTGGTTACAACTTTATAATGGGTATAGATTTAGTAAAGAAAAACATTTATAATCCCAAGAGTGGATGTTATTCACGTATGTTAAAACGCAGAACACAGTTCATGAGAAACAATGATAGAAAGGGATTCTTTCCTGATATGGTATTTGCTGTAGGAGACTGTTGTGTTCCTATTAAAAATGGACAAGCTGCTACAGTTCTCAGTGATGCAGAAAGTACCAAGGTCATGAAGATAGTTATGAACAGACAATCGTCAGTTGATAGTCATATGAAATACATAGCTGGTAAAGGCGCAGATGGTTTTGATGCCATTTCATGTATGTTTGCTGTACATTATTTCTTTGAAACTGAACAAAAACTGGATGGCTTCTTGGATAATGTACAACAGAACTTGAAGAAAAATGGTGTATTCTTCTGTACTTTCATGAATGGTGATAAGGTAGAAAAAGAAATAGTTGCAAATGGCGGTGATATGATGGAGGGTAGAAAATTATATGCAGATTATCAACACGGTATGCCTGTATGGGCAATTATTAGGCGATATGCAAAGGATGTCAAGAGCATGTATGGTAAAAAGATTGATGTTTATATAGAAAATACGCAAAAACTTATTCCTGAATATATGGTATCATTTAAACTACTTGTTGATAAAGCCAAAGAACGTGGTCTTGAACTTGTAGAATCTGAGATGTTTGAAGAAACCTTTAACAAACTCAAGGCAAAAATCCCAGAATCTCAGGAAGATTATACACATCTTGACCAAGACATTCTAGAACTTGACAAGGATGCTATACAAAAACAATTCAGTTTCTTAAATCAATGGGCGGTGTTCAAGAAATCATAAAAAAATATCTTTCAACACGTAGACCTCTGATTATTAGTCCTTATATTTTTCTTCATATAACAACTTATATGATATGTTTGTATAATATGATGAGTTTATTTTTGTATTTGTCTCTAAAAACTCTACTATTTACTTTTTTCACAAGGGTACTTATCAGTATTTGGAGTGATGATGCAAAAATAAAAAATATTATTTTTTTGTTTTTTATTTTGTGAAACTTATTTTGTGAAACTTATTTTGTGAAACTTATTTTATTTTACAACAATCCATTCAAGATTGTCAGGCATAATGCTGACCTCTCTGGAATATTGTACCCAACTGAAGTGGCGAAATAGGACACAAGAAGCCTGATGTTTTTC